ATAGTTGCTATGATTTGGATAGTTGGGATAGAGGTGAGTTGATGAGTAAAGAAAAACAACTTAAAAATTTATGGGAAGAATTAGAAAAAAGTGTTGACAAATAAAAGCAAAGGTGCTATAATAAATACATAATAAAGAAAAGAGAGGTACAAAAATATGAGAGAATTAAAAGAAATTATTGCAGAGATTAAGGAAGTAGAGAAAAGAGTGATATACTTAAATAGTTGCTATGATTTGGATAGTTGGGATAGAGGTGAGTTGATGAGTAAAGAAAAACAACTTAAAAATTTATGGGAAGAATTAGAAAAAAGTGTTGACAAATAAAAGCAAAGGTGCTATAATAAATATAGAAATTAAGAAAAGAGAGGTACAAAATTATGTATTTAGTAAAAATTGATGGATTAGTAATTGGGACTTGTGAATTTAACGAAATTAAAAAATTTGAGTCTGCTGGCTGTATTTGTGTAAAAAAGAATTAAAAAATACTTGACAAAAAACAAATAATATAATATTATTATTATAGTAAATGAAAGAGAGGTCACGCTTATGACAAAAGCAGAAATTGAAACTAAAGGATTTGAAATGACAACAAGCCTTGGACTTGAGAATAAAAAGATAGTCCTTTTTTGGAAATCTTTTGAAGAAAATAAACTCCTTGCCTGTTGGCTTCACTTGAAATCTTGGGAGCTCTCATTGCGGAAGTAGTGAGAGCTTTTTTCTGCGGCGCGGCTTCGGCCATTCTGCGCCGCGTTTTGCGAACATGCGTTCTGGCTATATTTTTAGGCGACTATAGGCATCCCGAACACCCGTTTGATAATCCCATAAGTGAGGGGGCATATATCGAACATGTGTTCATTGTACAAAATGCACAAAAATTCAATCGCAATTTTGTGCATTTTGCCTATTGCATTATTAAAAATTTTTTAGTATAATGTATTTACAAGGTAAGGAAAAGCAAAAAGAAAAAGGGAGTGCGGTCAATCTTTCCATTAGCCCTGGGGTTGAAAATCTTGATAAAGATTTATACTTTGGAGTGGATAGCATACCGCACTGAAAAGCCCAAAAACTTTTTGAAAAAAATCCTTGACAAAATAAAATAAAAATGATATAATGATTATAGAAAATAAGAAAAGAGAGGTAATAATTATGAAAGAGATAAGAAAAGAAATTTGTTTTGATATGGATGGAACAATCGCTAATTTATATAGTGTCAATGGTTGGTTAGATTATCTTATGGCAGAAGATACTACACCATACGAGCAAGCCAAAGTCATGTTAAATATGTCAATACTTGCAAGGCAATTAAACAGATTGCAAAAAAAAGGGTATATCATTAAAATTATTTCATGGTTGGCAAAAAATGGTTCTGATGATTATAATGCAAGAGTAACAAAAACCAAAAAAGCTTGGTTAAAAAAACATCTTGCAAGTGTACAATTTGATGAGGTAATTATTGTAAAGTATGGAACACCTAAACAAACACTTGGTAACGGAATTTTATTTGATGATGAAATTCAAAACCGCAAAAATTGGAATGGTATCGCCTATGATGTAAATAATATTTTAGAAATTTTGAAAAATTTGTAAAAAAGGGGGTTGACAACCCCCAACAAATTTGATATAATGATTATAGAAATTAAGAAAAGAGAGGTAATAAAATTATGAAAATTGATAAAAGAATAAATTATAGAATCGTACTTGATTGTGAAACTTGCCCATGTGATAAAGATTTTGAGGGTGTTAGTCCATGGAATATGTGGTTTTATGATTTGGGCTGGGCGGTTGTTGATAAAAAAGGTAATGTATATAAAACACAAAGTTTTATCAATGCGGATATTTTTCTTGATGAAAAAGATTTGATGAATAGTGCATATTATGCAGATAAAATACCTATGTATTGGAAACAAATAAAAGCAGGTCAACGAATACTTACAAGTTTTACAAAAATTAAAAAAGCTTTAATAAATGATATTCAAGAATATAATATAAAAGAAGTTTATGCACATAATATGAGATTTGACTGGGGAGCATTAACTAATACTCAGAGATGGTTAACAAAATCAAAATATAGATATTTCTTTCCTAAAAATATTATAATTTGTGACACTTTAAAAATGTCAAAACAAGTTATCGGAGCAATGCCAACTTATAGAAAATTCTGTGAAGAAAATAATTATCTTACAAAAAATGGTCAATTAAGATTTACGGCAGAAATTCTTTATAGATTTATTTCAAAAAATAATGATTTTATAGAAAGTCATACAGGGTTGGAAGATGTGCTAATAGAAAAAGAAATTCTGGCTTATTGTTTTAAGCAACACAAAAAAATGAAAAGAAAATTGTGGGCATAACCGCCCACATTTTCCATAAAAAAAATTTGACAAATAATAGAAAAAATGATATAATGAAGAAAATAAAAAAAGATAATTTTATTTTAATAATAGCGGTTTGCCAGTATTATTGAATTGAATTTGAAAAATTAAAAATGAATTTGAAAAATTAAAAATGAATTTGAAAAATTAAAAATGAATTTGAAAAATTGGATTGAATTTGAAAAATTGGATTGAATTTGAAAAATTGGATTGAATTTGAAAAATTAAAAATGAATATCATTTTTGAAAATTCTATTTGACAAAAATTTTGTTTTATGTTAAAATGGCGGGTCGCGCACGACTGATGCGCGACCGAAATTACCATTATATCACATTTTGTAATTTTTGTCAAGGGATAAAATTGCACAAATTTTTATATCAAAAATCCTAAAACTTTGTGCAGATTGCATAACACCCATTTCCGCATTGTGCAAAATGACGAAATTTTAATAATTTTTTTGTGCAATATTACCCTTGTAATTTTTTGCTATTATGATATAATATATCTTGTGAGTGAGAGATAACAAATGAGATTGATAACAACCACTTCAAAAAAATGTTGACAAATTAAAAAAAATATGATATAATTATTTATAGAAAATAAGAAAAGGATAACACTTTGGCGAGTGAAAACAATTTTCTGAAAAATCTAAAAAAATTATTGACAAATTAAAAATAATATGATATACTTATTTATAGAAAGTGAGAGAGCAAGCAATAAAGTAATAAAAAAATAATAAAAAAGGCTTGACAAACTCCACAAACTATAGTATAATATAAATGTAAACAAAAAACAAAAACAAAAGAAAGAAATGAGGTATGTATTATGGAAAACAAAATGACTTATGTAATGGCTATTGACAATGCAATGAATGGAATTCTTGACAATGAGACTGTTGAGAAGTTAAACGCACTCAAGGTTCAGTTGGCAAAGAAGTCCAAGAGTGGCTCTAGCAAGCCAACCAAGAGACAAGTTGAGAATAGCGAGGTTCTCCAACCAGCTGTACTTACCTATCTTGCAACTGTTGATAAGGCAACTGCTACAATGGTTGCACAGAATGTAGATGTGCCTTTCGAGGTTACTACAAGTCGTGCAACATCAGCACTTAAAGCACTTGAAAAGTCTGATAAGGTTATCAACTCTGTTGAAAAAAGGGTTTCATACTACGCACTGGCGTAGTACCCTCCGACCTAAGCAAGTCGAAAAAAGGCTTGACTTTTCAAGTCAAATATAGTATAATATCAATAGAAAATAAGAAAGGCGGGATTACTTATGACAGACGAAAGAAAACAAGTGTTGGATATGGATGTAAATGATATTATGGATACGATAGTGGGAGAAGTTTTTTCATTATTTTGTGAGCATCCAGACGCAAAAACAGAAATTAAGAATAAACTTATGACAGAATTTGAAAGAATGATTGATTGCATGAGTATGGTATAATATCAATAGAAAAATAAGAAAGGCGGGATTGCTATGCGAAAATTATTATATCAAAATGAAAAAGGTCAGATTACAGCTTCTTATAAACAAGCGCAAAAATGGAAAGCTGAGGGCATCCGTTATAAGGTTATTTTAACCAAGATTGACAAGTTATAAAAAAAATGTTGACAAATTAAATTGAATATGATATACTTATTACAATGAAAGGAAGTGATAAATATGAGAAGTCCGCCAAGGTAATTTAATAAACTGAGAAATGCGCCATAAGGTCATGGGTCTAGGGGGGCGCAATGAATACCGACCGAGTGCTATCTGAAACCCGTAGGATAGTGAGCTGAGCTGAGATGCTCAGCTACTTTATTTTTCGGCTCGGCGTTGGTCGCGCCGAGCCGCTTTTGTCAAGTAGTAATGTTGCACAAAAATTTTCACTTGATTTTGTGCAATTTGTATATTGATTTTTTTATCCCAATACTGTATAATGAATATATCAAATGAAAGAGAGGTAAGAATTATGAGAGATTTTTTTGGAGTTGAAGATAATGGTTACAGATTTGAAATTTATGATTTAATGTCACTTGTAACAGTATTAAATGTAGCTTTTGTACTTATGGGGTTTTGGTGGGCACCTATTTTAGGAATTATAAATTGTAGTATTGGTTTGATTGTTAATGTATTAAATAGAGTGCACTTAAATAATTATATTACACAACTTGCATTGATAATTCTTAATATTTACTTCTTGACTTTATAGTCAAGAAATGGTATAATAAATATAGAAAAATGAAAGTGAGGTATAAAAATTATGTATGGAGTTTATTATGATTATTATGGGTGTGATAGAGAATTATGCGCAATTTGTGATAGTATTATTGAGTGCAAAAAATTGATATATAAAGAAAGTCAAAAATATATATCAGATAAAAAAGAATATAAAAAAATGTTTACTGAGTATGAGTATAGTATCCAAAAATTAGAAAAAAATAAATGGTTATAATTGACAAAATAAAAAAAGTATGATATAATAAATATATCAAATTAAAGGGAGGTAACGCTTATGACAAAAGAAGAAAAATTTACTAAAGGTATTATAGTTGAACAACTCGATAATGATTATGTATGTGAATTATATGAAGGTAGTACTAAACATTGCGATGCCGTCTTTTTCTATTCTGACTGGAATGATAAAACAGAATTATTTCCTGATGAATATCAAGTTTTTCAATGGTTGCTATGGATTGCATCAAAAATGATATTACCATCTCATGCAAAACAGCTAACAGAATATGCACTAGCACATTGGAGTAACTGGAAATAAAAATTTTTATTAAAAAGGGGTTGACAAATAGTCAACCCTATGATATACTTATTATAATAAATGAAAGAGAGGTAACGCTTATGAAAAAATGGGATTATGCAATAAATTTGGCGGCATTTGGCGGCGCGCTGACGCTCTATTAGCGCCGAAATTTCATTATACCATACCATCGTAAATTTGTCAAGCAAAAAATTAAAAAAATTTCAAAAAAATTTTTATCCTGAAACTAAGGGCAGATTTTTCTGTTTCAAATTTTGTACAGAACATCTGTTCTATTCTAAAAAGCAAACAGGTTTTTGATGTCCAAATTTTCAACCAGTAAAAAAATGAGGCAGAAAATGTTTGTGCAAATTGCACAAACATTACATCTTAATTTTGTGCAATATTACCCTTGTATTTTTTTGTCAATCTGTTATAATATATATTGTAAGTGAGGGATAACAAATGAGATTGACAACAACCACTTCAAAAAAATTTTTTCAAAAAATCAAAAAAACTATTGACAATTAAATAGAAATTTGCTATAATGATTATAGTAAATGAAAGAGAGGTGAGATGCCTATGGATTATAAGAAAAGATGTGAAGATTGTGCTTGTCTTATTGAAAAGAATGGTGTCTGGACTTGTGATGAATGTTTCGGTCAAAAATGTGCTGACATTGATGATTGCCCCTTTGGCAATGACACTGAAAATGAAATCAAGAAAATGACAGAAAAAGCAAAAGAAATTACTCGCTATGAAAAATCAACAACCGAACGCAAAAAATCAACTAGAGAGCGCAAAGTCGACACTGATAAATTAGCAATTTTGAAAATTATTGAAAAAGCCTTGACAGATAATGGATATTATGTTACAATAGAAAAGGAAGTTGCAATTCATTTTGATAACTACACTTTAAAATTGACAAGACACCGTTCAAAAAAATAGTGAAAAGGGGTTGACAAAACCCCGAACACTATGCTATAATAAGTATACAAGGTAAGGAAAGTCACCCGTAGAAATAAAAAAAATAAAAAGAAAAAAGGGGTTGACAAAACAAAAAACCTATAGTATAATATAAATGTAAACAAAAAACAAAAACAAAAGAAAGAAATGAGGTATGTATTATGGAAAACAAAATGACTTATGTAATGGCACTCGACAATGCACTTGCACTCGTAACTGATGCAACAACTCGTGAGAAATTGGAGGCTTTAAAAGTACAGTTACAGAAAAAATCAAAATCAGGTTCTAGCAAGCCTACAAAAAGACAGACTGAAAATGTAGAGGTTCTCCAGCCGGCTGTTCTTCAGTTTCTCGCAACTGTAGATAAGGCGACAGCAACCCAGGTTTCTCAAGGCGTTGATGTACCTTTTGAGGTTACCACAAGCCGTGCAACTTCCGCATTAAAAGCCCTTGAAAAATCTGATAAAGTTGTTAACTCTGTTGAAAAAAGGGTTTCATACTACGCACTGGCGTAGTAGGTATATACCTTAATTAGAACTAATAAGAGGTGGCATACGCCACCTCTTTATACCAAAAGAAAAACAGAAAAGGACTTGATAGAATGAATAAAGAATATTTATATGTGGGTCATTATACGGACACTGACGGAAATTATATTTTGAAAATTGGAACAACTAATAATTTAAAACGCAGGGCAAAAGAACATACTAGAAACTATCACAGAGCTAAAAAACATACAATGCCAAAAGAACAGGAATTTAAATATGATTGGCATTTACCACTATCAAAATATAATACTTTGAGGTATGAGGATAGCAATAGAAAGAAATGGAAGGAGCGGGCGGTAGGCAAATTTATTAAAAATGATAGGTTTGTGTGTGAAGAGAAACCTTCTCAAGTTACAATACAGATAAAAAAAGAATATGTGGTGCCCCTTTAATGGGGGCACTTTTTTTGTAATAATTCATTCCAAAAATAGAATATACAAAATATACAAAATAAAAAATGAAATTTTGTATATTTTACCTATTGACAAAACAATTCCTATATGATATAATTGGCGGCCTGTTCTCGCTCGCGCTAGGCCGAATCCGCACTAATATTCCATTATACCATTTTTTTCATCTGTTGTCAAGTGGCAAATTATATAAATATTTATCCTAAAATTTGTGCAACATTTTCTGCTTAAAATTTTTCAATAATGCTTGACTTTTGAGCTCTTATATGATATTATATACATGTAAGGTTGAGAAAGGGAAAACACATTGATTTGTGAAGATAATTTCAAAAAACCGCTTGACAAAGTTTGAAAAGTATGATATAATATCAATAGAAAATAAGAAAAGGATAACAAATGAGATTGAAACCTTTATATTTTCAAAGAAAATTAAAAAAATATTTGACAAAAACAAAAAAATATGATATAATTTATATATCAAAGTAAAGAAAGTCAAGAAAATAAATAAAAAAAATTCAAAAAAATAAAAAAGTCTTGACAAAACATAAAACTTTTGATATAATAAATATATAAAGTAAATAAAAACAAATCAAAAGAAAGAAATGAGGTATGTATTATGGCAAAGAATATTACAAAGAAAGATTTTTTTAACGCAATTATCAATGTTGTAACAGACGCATCGGCGGAAGGTGCAGATATTGATTGGGGTTCAGTTGACTTGTCAACAAAAGATTGTACTCGTGTTGAAGAGATTACTTCTGAAATGGTAATTGATTTTTGTAAAAGAGAAATTGAGTTACTTTCAAAGAAATCATCTTCAAAGTCAAATAAGACTTCAAAGGTTGCTATTGAAAATGAGGCGCTGGCAAAAGAAATAGATGCTTTTCTAGCTGGTAAGGATGCCGTACTTGGTAAAACTATTGCAAAAGAGTTTGATTTATCAACTTCAAAAGTAACGGCTGTTATGAAATATTCAAAAGCAACAAAAGATAAGACAAAAGATGGAGTAACTTACACTCTTAATGTAACTTATAATGCTTAATTAGTTTGTAAAAATATCAGAAAGAGGGGTTGACAAAGCCCCCTCGAGTATGATATAATATCAATAGAAAATAACATACAAGGTAACCCTGCGGAAAGTGCGAATTGTCGGTGCAGGGAGAGAGTGAACGGAGATAACATTGGTCGCACAATGAGAACAACCTACCACGAGGGGTGCAACTCCCCCACCTTGTTTTAAATTGCTATTGTTAGAAACCTCTCTTGTAAAATTGCACAAAATCTAATTGCGGATTTTGTGCAATTTTTTTTATTTTTTTACTTGACAAGGCGGAGATTATATGTTATAATTGAACGGGGCGTTCGTGGGCGAATCGCCCCGCTTCCCCCACCCGACCATCATATGCGATTTTTTCGTGCGTTCTAGGCCTATATGGCAGATTTTCGTGCGTTCCTGAAACTACCTGCATGTCCGAGCTTCGCTCGTCCATGGTGTCGGGCGCAAGCGCCCTCCACTTGACAAATAAAAAATAATATGTTATAATATAAAAAAAGAATTCCGTGACGAACGGAACCCTTGACAAATTAAAAATAATATGTTATAATAAAGGTGGGATGCTAAAATAAGTACGGGAACACAAAAAAACTTGACAAGACGAAAAATTTTCTTGTCAAGTTATAGAGGTATACGGTCGTTTTAATAATCGGGGGTAGTTGGTGATGGCGATCGCACCACAACTGCTAAAACTGCCTAAAGTACACAACTACTTATTTTATCACAACTGCCTAAAGGACTAAGTAAATAAAACTGCCTAAGTTAACAAAATTACTTAAACTACTTCCCAAGCTCATCCCTGTAATGCAATAAGAATAGCCAAAGCCACCCCATCCGCATTTATCTCTCCATACAATCCATACTGTGTGATAGCTTCATATATATCTAATTGATACTCTACAGGTGCTGCATCAATTACTTTTTGCATCTTTTCAGTAAATACAAAACTCTTTTCCATATTATATATCACTCCCAACTATCAATCTCAATCACTTTTATGCTCATTCTTACCTCTTCTCCTACTCTGTACATATACTACTCCCTTCAAGAACTTACATCCACCACACCCATTCCTATTCTCACACTACCAACAATTATCACTATCTGACCAATATCAGTGTGGCGGTTGAGGTCTTGATTTTCTTTTCTTATGTTTAGACATATTTACATTCTCCTCAGCGCAATGTGGTCTAAAAACATCTACCCATCACCTAAATAAGATAAATTATTATATCATAATCATTTACATTCCCCCTACACACATCTTTACATCATCCTTAGCGCACTTCTCATACAAAATTTGTCATGCCCCTATATATAAGGGGGTGACAAAAATTGTATGAATTACGCGCTGTAGGCTTCTGCAATTTTTATTTGCGTTTAAGTCTCCATGAAGATACACGCACTGGTAACGTACCGTACTTTTCCATAAAAACATCTCGCGCTAATGCAAAATATCCGATCTCCGCACTAATATCTTCTCCTTGCGCTTGTCGATAAAAAGCATTTGCGGCATCTTGCTCATCAATATGATGTTCTCTTAAAATCTCGCGCCAATCATCTAAAACTTCCTGTGATAATCTTTCATAAGTATCATATCTTACCCATACATAATTATTATCATTCTCACCATATTCATTCATAACTGGTCCAACATATCTTCTTGCAACCGCTTCAGGGCTATTATGTTTATACTTCTCTTCTCCAAAAGAACAAATAGCATCACGAGCCTCTTTAGCCTTAGAAGTTAACTTCCAATCATCATTTAAACTACTTAATACATACTCTTTATAATCTTCTTGTTTCTGCTTTTTAGTAAACTCACTCTTACGCGGCAACTTTTGATATTCCCCATATACCGCTTTAATTTCAATATACATAGGTCTACCTTCAATAATTTCAAAATCAAAAAAATCTTCAAGATGTTCAAGTAAATCTTGACGTCTACGAGTCCAAGTGCCTTCATTTGCGCCAATCAAAGGAAAAAATTCCTTCTTCAAATTGTATCGCCCAACACTAATACACATATTCTCACCTCCTCATCTATATATAAAAACAAGTGTAATAAAATTTATTACACTTGTCCAATATTCAGATGAGTATTTCAATTCATTTTTCAAAATGAAATTTCTAATCATTCCTTGCGGCAAATATTTCAATTCATTTTTAATAATGTTCCTCGCCCCCATTTTAATATAAAACTATTGCCGCACACTACCCCCCTTTAATCAATTTAACAAGCTCCGCAATATCAAATCAATCAGCATCATCAAATACATCTTCTGCAAAGAGGTCAGCCCAGTCAATATCTGCCGCTTCACACCTAGCCTTAACTTTTGAAACTAATGTATCATATTTACGCTCCATTTCATAATAGCGATGTTGCCAAGTTGCGGCATTATCCTCTAGTTTTCCAATCTTCTCATTATATCGCTTCAGCGTTACTTTCTGGTCTTCAACTAACTCAGTCAATTCGTCATTAGCCGCGCACTCCGCAGTTAAGTCTTGAGCCAAATGTGCCATTATATATGCAAGCTCTGACTTTTTCATACTCTTATCTTTCTTCATTCTTCCACCTCATATTCAATCTTATCTACTGCACCAGTTTCATTTTTCTTCATAAACATTACCACCTTTTCTTAACTTTCTATAATAATTATAACAAATTTTTTATAAAAAATCAATCTACCATATCTTGGTCAGGGTCAAAAATCATTACAGAGTCCATCTTGTTGACCATTTCAATCAAACTATCAAGTTCAGCTGGAGTAACAACTTTTGCTTCAATAGCAAACTCAAGAGCACTGCATAATGTAATAGCTTCCTGCTCTGTTAAACCTTTCAAATCAAATGTAACTTCTCCATTACTATTCTTCTTCATCCAAGTTCTCATAAACAACTACCTCCTCATATTTGGGTACTTTTCTAAGCGGCAATCCTCCTTAATCATTAATAGTGCCTATAATAATACCTGCGGCTTCCGCCTTTTTCATTTCATCTGACTCTAAATATTGAATATGATTAACAGAAAAAGAATGATAACCTGCCGCAATCAATATCCGCTTAAATTCATTCATAAGAACAAATACATCATCCTCATCATCATTATAAATACCTTCTCTAACTACTCTTGTCTTTGTCCCAAAATTATCAGTAATAGTAACATCTAAACCAATATAATCTCTTTCATTTTCAAATAATTCTTGAACTGATGTTTTCATAATAAAACCCTCCTTTTTTATTTATCATATTCATACTATCCAATTCCATATTTCTTATTCTTAAACTTTTATAAGTATAAATTTCAAGGCGCCCTATTATCACTTTTATTGCCCGCAAATAATTCATTTAACACTTTTTCTGCTTCTTCTTTTGTCTTACGAATTTCTCACCATAATCTACAAAATTCTTACCTAAAAATCCAAGCACATAATATTTTTCTTATATTACTTTTTATCTTACACCTTTTCTTATTTTCTATATATATTATATCAAATTTTTTTATAAAAATCAAAAATCATTCATATTTAACAAAACATATTTCACATTTAATGTTTTTCCGCATTTTAGTATCCCTTATCTAAACTCGAACCGTATTTTCGGTATTTTCCAAATCCTTGAAAACCCTTTAATTTTTTGGTGCGGCTGTTGTTACTATATCGCGCCCATGAGATGCTTCAAAATCGCTTGACACACGAGCTCACTAATGCACCAAAACCACACACTTATAAGATATTTATGTAAATCTACTTTATGCGTAACCGCTTTAATAAAACTAGCGAAACTAACAAATGACATTACTGTACAAAGCAGCCAGGCGAAAAACCAAAAGACAATTCCAAAACTAATCATTTTTTTCTCCTCTTACTTTGCGGACTCCCCCTCAACAAAATAATTATCATATTTCAAATGAAACCCGCCTCTAAAAACATATCTATATATTCGTAGTTTAATAATTTTATCTATATAATGCAAAACCAAAACATAAACACTAATTGTTACTATTGTAATATTGTTTCTTCCATTCATCTGGTGTAATTATATCACCATGCTTACTGTATTCTTCAATAGCAATAACCTCTAAATGATTTTCCTCAAGAAGATTTATCATCATCTCTCTATCAGCCAACTCAATAGACTGAGTATCAGATATTTTATTATTATATAATACCCACCATAATTTCAATTTTATCATTTTCTACTCCATTTCTGAACAAAGAAATTCATAGGCGGCAACCGCCTCATCCCAAAGCTCTTCATCCTCAGCAATATGTATAAAATCAATCTCCTCCGCCCCATCAGGTACAGCTTCTTGAAACCAATACTCCATTAGCTCTTCATCACCATAATCCATAATATTATCATGCATTTGATGTAATTTAATAATTCTATCTTCCACTTTAATTTCGCTAATCTCTAACATCCTAACTCCTCCTTATAATTACGAAGTATATAATCAAACAATATATCGAAATTCATCATACATTGTTCATAAACATCAGTAGCAGTTAAATTATCTGGGTCTTGTTCAAATTTATAGCCAGTACTCATTTCATACTGTATTCTTGACCAAAATTCACATTTTAATGATAAAACAATATCTTGTTTAATAGCCTTTTCCCCATAGATAACAGCATCATGATAATTTTGATATTCATAATGTTCTGGGTCAGCTAAATACTTTTTCATTTTACGCTCAACATCTTCCGCAAAGCGCCAATTCCAAAAGATATTAAAAGGTATCACTTCTTTTGCATTAGCATCATATCGTAACGCATAAAACTTTAATTCCATAATATACACTTCCTTTCTTTATTTTCTAAAAATATTATAACAAAATTTTTATAAAAAATCCATATCTTTTCTTCTTTTCTATTGTAAATCATAATTTTACCTATTTTATAACCTTAGAAACATCATATTTCATTTCTCTTCAAACTTTTCACAACTATCGTTATATTCCATCCAATCTGTGCAGTGCTCGCTATCAGAGTTTACACATACCCATCCATCATCAATATCCTCATGCTGATGCCATTTACACTCTCCGCAAATTCTCCTATCATTCATTCTTCAACTTCCTCCATCTTTGCTCCACAAATAGGACAGAATTTTGTCCGATATTCTGTCTCCATTGGCAAATCACATTCTAAACAATAATACCCAACAGTTTTCATTTCTTCATTTTCTACGGCTATCCATCGTCCCATCTTCTTCTGTGGTGTGATGGGCGGTATTACGGATGGTAAATCCTCAACAAATTCTGTTACTGTCATATCAGGAGCATGAAAACCATATTTAAGCATTTGTTTCCGTACTACTTCTTTAGTTACAAATCTTCCACTTATCTGTTGTTCTAAAGCTTCTATTGCCATTATATGAGCTTCTAAAACATTATATGAGCTTCTAAAACATCACATGGCGCATTTGCCATATTAAGCGGTCTTAATAATATCTCTTTAGCTTCTTTTTTTGTCATTGTATACCACTCTCCTGTAAATCAAAACCTCTGCCAACAAACTCAACATCCCATGCCTTAAATATCCGCACTATTCCACCATTACCATTGAGGCTTTTCTCAAATATAACCTTATCAGCAGGTTCTCCCTCTGCGTATACATGAACATTCTGTGGCATCTTTTTTAATTGTTCTATCAATTCTGCTACTGTCATTCCTTATTCCTCCTTATCAGCTTCTATGATTGTATCTGCGTATTTTACACATTCAACACAATCGTCTATATTGTTGATATGCGAGTAATTGTCATAGCCATCTTCATAGTTGCCTGCTTTGATACCGTTTATCATGTCTTTTTCAAATGCATCCGCATCAATCAATCTCCCGTGTCCTTTGGGAAATATGGCAACAACCTGTTTTTCGGTTAAGTATATTGGCAACTCTTTTTTTATATTGTTCTCGTAATAATGTTCGGGAATATCAATTACAATTTGCATCTGTTTTCTCCTTATCTACATCTATAATAGTTGGTGCAAACATATCTAGTGCCGTTTCAACACTTGCTGTTTCCCACATTGACCTATCATCTTTCAATTTCTCTTCTCGCTCTTCCATTTTTTCAATAAGCGCATCTGCGTCTATCAATCTTCCATGACCTTTCGAAAGTATCTTATATTTACAAGAATAAAAATCTGTTTTTCTTTCTACATCTACAAATTCTAATTGTCCATTGGTATAAAGCAATGTTATATTCACAAAACCTTTTTCTCCTTCATCTTCATGAATGTACTTGCTTTCTTCTAATGACTTCTTTATCTGTTCATCGGGAATATCAATTACTATCTGCATTTGTTACCTCTCTTTCTGCCTGCCCCAGTCTTTCAATAACCTCATTAAGTGTTTCATGCCAATTTGTATGACTTTTACCATATCGTAATAAATAACCTTGTATTTCAATTATTGTTAATATCAATTCTTTATTTGTCGCATCTTCTCTTCTTGGAAAATTCATTTTTTCATACCTCCTCTTATAATCTCATAGATATATTCATTTCTATATTTTCCTTGTAAATCCTTAGTGATATCATGCAAGCATACAATATTACCGCCATGCTTCTCACAAAATCTGTCATATCCCTTTTTAGCGTGATTACCTTGTATTACTCTCCACTCTACTCTATGATGTTGAGCTACAAGTTCATTCAGTTTGTTATATGTGTCTCTTACTACTGTCTGATTCCCTTCCTCAAAAGAATACCAACCAAAATTATTAACACTATCAACATCCGGACATATATGGTATGCAAGATAGCCTATAACATCTATAACATTATTTTTATCTACAATCGCCCACTGATAATAATTATCTCTTACTTCTATCTTAGGTAATTCAAATCCATAGGCATACCCCACATAATAGAAATATCGCTCTGTATAAATTTCTTTTTGAAATTTATTTTCTAATTCATCCTTATATAATATTGCAGGAACTAACATTTTCATACCTCACTTTCTTTATATGGTTCAGGTAATGGCATCCATGCAGTGATGGTTCCTGTTTCTTCCCTTGCTGGGTTTGATGGATAAAAGAACCATTTCCCATTAAACCATTCTAATACTCTGACCGAATCTTCATATGATACAATATAAACTCCATTCTCTTCCGGTAATCTCTCGCTAACAGGAATCCACCCTGTCCGCTCTAATAATTCTATTGCACCATTACACGCATCAATGGTAGTTTTATCCATATCATTCCTTGGCTCTTTATATGTTTCCCCTGTTGACGGATCAAACAGAAACATATCAACTGTAAACTTCAATCCACCTATGATTTCTTTTATCGTCATTTTTCTACCTCGCTTTCCCGTAGTTTAATCCCATACAGGATACCAGTTACCTTGATTATCTTTAGTCCAATAGCCTGTACTATATGTATTTGTCAATGGGTCATAAACTATTTTTCCTGTATAAATCATTTTTTACTCCATTTTTTAAATTATATTTATCAATAATTACATCATATTACCATTAATCATAGTATTTTGCATTTATTTTATATATAATCTTGTGGTTTTTAATTTTTATTACTTTTTCTTTTGTTATTTTGTATCATTCTTCTTAATCTGCCTTTATAATTGTTGACATCTCATCAATATCATAAGATGAAACTACCATATAATTATAATATTTATCATGCGGTATATGATATTCATAAGTTTTAAGTTCATCAGCATCAATTAACCTACCATGACCTCTTGGTAATAATGTTGTTTCACAAACTGTACCATTAAAATAATCATTCAAAAAAGAATTTATTTTATCTATAATATCATTAGTATATATTTCACTTGGTATATCAATTACTATTTGCATTATATTTTCCTTTCTATAAAATTTTTATATTCACTCCTCACTCTCTTCTTTATCAATTATTGTAACGCCATACCCCGGATGTGTTTCACTCCCTATCACCTCACCACCTGTTTCAAGTAAAGTTATAACCGCTTTCGCTACTTCATCTTTAACAGGATAAATCTTCACTGTATTTCCATTATCAATATATATATTCATTTTATTCCTCACTTTCTTTATAAACCTCAGGTAATGACATCCACGCTATTATTGATTCCGTTACTTCATAATATCCAAAATCACTATCATAACCATACCAACCACTTTGTCCTTTTTTGTCTGCAAAGTCAAATTTATCAATAGTATATAAGTCTTTTGCATATTTCACTGTATCTATTATGGGTTTTCCATATGTTTTTCTTGTAACAAGATATGCTCCATCTTTTAGAGGTTTTTCACTAACCGGAATCCACGCGAATTTATATGATGATATATCTTCTATAGTATTTATAATATCATCAATATGGGGATTATCCTTAAAAGACCCTACTTTGCATAACCCATACATAGCAGTTATAACTTTTTGCTTATTTATATACTCATTTATCATAAATATATATTTCCTTTCTTTATTTTTCTAAGAATATTATAACAAAATTTTTATAAAAAGTCAAAATTATTCATCTTCATCAATATTTTCCATATATTGCTCAACCAAAATTTTCTCTTCATCTGTTAAATTATACATCCAATCTTCATAATGATATTCTTTATTTTTATAATGGTTATATAAAATAAAAAATATATCAACTATTAAAGCAACTCCTATAGTCCACATAATAGATATTAGAATAATAATCCATGTAAACATATTTTTCCTCCTAACCAAAAAGAACCTTAAAAGCGGCATATGCACTTCCTATAATGATACTAATAGTAATAATAATTAGTATATTGATAAATGTTTCTATCTTCTTCATATAAATACCAACCTTCCTTAGTTTTTCTAAAAAATATTATAACAAATTTTTTATAAAATTACAATAAAAAAATGGGCAAGCATTAGCTTGCCCAATCACGCTTATAAGCAGCGCCAGTCTGATTTAGTATTATATGTATCTTTATACCATTTGTAATATTTATACACTCCAAATAATACTACAACACAACCCAATCCGCATAATACTGGTATCATAAAACTCACTCCCATCATTTCGTGATAGTATATTTTCATTTACTCTTCAGTAATCTTAATGAAAGTTGTCCAAATTATGCAATTTGGTCTATTGTTTCATATTTACAGATTTCATCATTTGTTACATATTTATCTTCATGATAATGTCCAAAATACCACTTATCATATGTAATTGCTATACGCAGTTCTTCTAACCATTGACTATATTCATTTGGCTGATACAGTCCGCCACTTAATAAAGCGACTGTAGAAGCAGGTCCTTCATGAGATAAAACAAAATTAACTGTTGTATCAACTTTATTTAAGTTTTCTATTGCATTAGTACGCTCTGCAGTGTTTGGGATTTCCTGCTCCCACCAAGAGAGATGATTAACACGAAATACTTTAAAAGGGTCTTTATTCCAATCTTTAATGCGGGGGTCACCTACTTCAAGAACACCATCTGAAATATCATGAGATGGAGCACCGCCCATTGCTAAAATAGATTTTCCATCAATATTAAATATTTCACCACGCATTAAATGAATAACTGAAGGTCTAATCTTTTGAACCCAACCGCCATTCCAATATTCTTTAGGATATTGCATTAAGCGGTCATAATTTTCATGGTTTCCATCTATAAATAAGGTAGTAAATGGTTTTTCATCTAACCAATCAAGCCGATATTTTTCACGTTTTGATTCTCCTTTATAATCCCATACTAAACCGAAATCGCCAAGAATAATTACATAATCTTTTTTTGTGAGCTGTTTACCAACAGGAAAATTTATATTACTTAAACGCTCTGGATTCCCATGAATATCACCTGTAATATAAATACTCATATAATTACACTTCCTTTCTTTATTTCTCTAAAAATATTATATCAAAAATTTTTATAAAAAACAATAAAGGAAGCGGATATCCGCTTCCTTAAAAATTATTCTTCAAAATAATCTTCGAGTTCTTGTAAATCTTTATTTATTTCATCATCTGCAATAATTTCATTGATTGTTATGTCTTCATAAGAAAAATCTGTATATTTCAATCCAAGATTTCCATATTTAAAGAAATTATCGTTATTAATTTGACGAATATATTCGGGAATTTTATCATATTCCATATCAACATCTAATTCTAATACTGATTGAGAAGTTGCAGGAATCGTTACTCTATATTTTGCCATTATTTCATTCTCCTTTCATAATTTATAAAATATAATTTTTATCTTATATAAATTATATTTTTTTGCTAATTAAATCTATATATAAAAACCTACTTGCCGCTTCTAATAGTTAATATAATATAATTATATTTTTTTAATATTTCTTTATTTATTATTCTTTCTCTTTTGTTGCAATTTCCACATTTCGATTGTTTCAAAACATTGAACTAATGCTTGATATTCATCTTCTGTATCCGCAGTTGCACTACAATCTAAATCTTTTAATGGGCAATTTTCACAATGTTCTATAGTAGCACAAAAAGCATCTACCATATCCATCATAGCTTCTTCTTTTGTTGGTGTAGGTTGATTATCTAATTCTTGAACGGCGGCAATTATCATATTATCAGTCCAAGTTTCATTTAAGTCACATTCCGGCCATTTATCTAATGGACAGCGTATACAACGATGAAGATTACAAAAAGTTTCAATTTTCTCTATATTTAATTGCCTTTCTTCTTGTGTCATTCTAAATACTCCTTTCTAATTTTAGTATTTATATATAATTATTATACAAAAAATTCTTTTACTTGTCAAATTTTTCTGTATTTTTAAGCTAGTAAAATTTTTGCTGGACGGTATTCAACCGTACGCCTGAATTAAAATTGGTTTTCGTATTTTTTGAATCAAAAAAACAAAAATTGATTTTTCTAAAAATTTTTAGTATAATTATTACATAAATAAAAAATAAAAAGAAAGAAGGTATGTTAAATGATGAATATGACTTTTATTAAAAAAGCTGCTAAACTTGCATTTCAGTTAGTTACTGCTAACAATATGTCAGATACTTATACATCTATTTTAGCAAGAACAAAAGAATGGTATAAAGCATTAGATTTAGATTCTCGCGAGTCAATAGCAACTGAGATTTTAGCGGCAATGACGTTATATGGTGATTATAAACCAGAATGTCATTTAGTGTGGGATGATATTTGTTTTATTCATGACTATTGGTTTCCAGTGATACCGCCAGAGTATACAGAAGACTATTGCACTTATATTCACTATTAAGGAGGATTGCTTATGATTTATTACGAATGTAAACATCAAACGACAGGTACGCCTTTGAAATTTATTTTAGTTAGAGCTGATGGGCATAAATTTAGATTTGTAAATATGACGGATAATTTCTTAATAAAACAAAAATTTAAGACCCCTGCAGAAGCATATGATTGGCTTGATAGAATCTTCGGTCCAGATAATTGGGAGGTTAAAGATACATTACAAGAGCCAATCTACTAAAACAAAGGACTTCCTATTGATTTTTCTAAAATTTTTTGTTATAATTATTTTAGAAAAATATATTAGGAGGTCTTTTTTATGGATAAAATAGACAGCTTAAACAAAATACTGAATATTTTAGAAGCAACTCATGTTTTTAAGGATATTGCTAACTCTGATATTGAATTTTCACAAGAAAATGTATTTGACATGCTAATTAAGCCTTTATACCATACAATAGAAGGAGAATATTTTGAATGGTATCATGGTATTTCAAAAGTAGTATTATATTTTCCTGAAATATTACCAACTCATATTATTAAAATACCTTTTAGTTGGTATGCAGATTATGAAGATGATGAAGCTTATCCATATGAAAATGACCATTGTCAACTAGAATGTGAAGTTTATCAAAATGCAATTATTGATAGTGTAGAAGAAATTTTATTAGAAGAAATGTGTTGTGGTCATATTCAAGGTGTTCCTATTTACATTCAAAAAAGAGCAGATTGTACTTCATCTACAGAGAAAGCATCTTTTTCTCCATCAAAAGAAGAAATCAATAATTTTGAAAATATAGTAAATGATAAAAATAATCGTCATAAATATGATTTTGCAACTGAAGATGATGAATGGAATATCAATGTTTGTAAATACTTTGGATACGAAAGAGGTTTAGAATTACTTAGATGGATTTATGACCACTTATCAGATATACATGGTAACAATGTAGGTTATTTAGCAAATGGTCAACCAGTGATTTTTGATTATTCTGGAGTATATTGTTAGGAGGTATTATGTATATGCAGAATGAATTGTTTTTTGTGGAGGCAATAGAAAGTCATAAAAAATATCCAGTTTATGGGTGTACGGCAGGCGCCGATGGTCAACCAATGTTTCTTTTTTATGTAAATAGTACATGGATGTGGGCACCCGCTGTTCAGTTTAAGCCAACAATATAATCTTATAGTAAAAAATTTTTAGAAAAATCCCCCCGTAGGTATTGCAAAAATGCGATTTTTATGATATAATATATTTATAAAGTTAAAAAATAAATATATTTTTAAGAAAGGCGGTATTGTATATGATAAACTATAAGAAAAGATGTGAAGATTGTGCTTGTTTAGTAGAGAAGAATGGCGTTTGGTGTTGCGAAGAGTGCTTCGGTCAGCGCTGCGAGGATATTGATGACTGTCCAGAGGGCGTAGTAGGCGATGAAGTAGATGAGATGACTGAAAAGGCTAAGGAGATTACCCGCTACGAGCAGAGCGGAGAGCGTAAGAAGCCAGTCCGCGAGCGTAAGGTTGACAACATTAAGTTAGATATTCTTCAGACCATTCAATCAGCTCTTGTTGAGCAGTACGATATCCATGTAGATATTGAGAAGGAAGTTAATGCTCACTTCACCTTAGACGGAGAAGATTACAGCATTAAGTTGACTCGTCACCGCAAGAAAAAGTAGTTACTTGATTTTTTATAAAATTTTTTATATAATATATATAGAAAGTTAAGAAAAATACTTAAAAAAAGAAAGGTGGCAATTATATTATGAGAAAGTTTGCTATTGATTTTTTTGGATGGACAATTATAGAAGCAGAAACAAAAGAAGAAGCTATTGAGCAATTTTATGATGCTATGAGTGGTTATAATGAATTAAAACTTGATACTATTGAAGATATTACAGAGGAGGAATGATTATGATAGGAGCAATTAAAGTGGGTTCACCACAATGGATGTATATGTATGAACAAGAAGTTCAGAATAATCGTCAGTCCCGTATTGAACAGGCTATTGTTGATATTAAGGGTGGTCCGCACACTCATGATTGGATTGTGCAGGTATTAGAAAGTTATGGTTTTACAGAAGCGTCATTAAGTAATGCTGAATGTGAATATATTAACAAAATGATAAATTCTTAATTTGATTTTTTATAAAAATTTTTATATAATATATATAGAAAGTTAAGGAAAATACTTAAAAATAATTAAAAAGAACAGACACTTGAAAAAATAAAAAAATTTTATTATAATATATATAACAAAAATAAAGAAAGTCAAATATGAAATAATGAACATTCACTAAAGAGTGAAACGAAGAGATTTGACAAAACAAAAAATTTTTGTTATAATAATTACACAAAGTTAAAAAAAATAAAATATCAAAAGAAAGAAAGAGGGAGAAGATTATGGCAAAAGAGATTAAAGTATTAAAGGCAGAGAAGTTTGCACAGGTTATCGCAGTATTAGAAGAGCAGGGACAGACTGAGTTGGTTGAATTTATTCAGGCAGAGTTGGACCGTCACAACGCTCGTCAAGCAAAGGCTAAGGAGCGTGCAGCAAAGAAGAGAGCAGAGTCTGATGTATTAGTAGATGTAGTAATGCAAGCTGTTGAGAACATTGGCAAGCAGGCTACTCGTGATGAGATTACTGCTGAGGTAGAGGCTATCTACGAGGGTGAGATTGAAATTACTCCAAACAGAGTTGGTGCTCGTTTAACTAAGTTAGTTGAGGCTGGCAAGGTTGCTAAGGAGCAGAAGACTATCGACAAGTCTCGTAAGATGGTATACTGTGTAGCAGGTGCTGAGGATGTAGAAGAGGTTGAGGTTGACGAGTAGTTACCTCTCCCACAAATAAATAAGGATTAAGTAAGGGGGAATGGGTATCCGTTCCCCTTTTGGGGTATCTAAAAATAAGGAGTTAATATGAAATATTGTTGTGAGTTTACAGGAGAGTTTCCGAAACTTGAATGTTATGATGAGGTAATTGTTAAATTATTTGCAAATGATGATATAGTTAATATTCGTCAATTTTTTAATGACCATCCTAAACAAACTGTTATTATTCATTTAGTGGACAAAAGTGAAGAATATGTAGATAAAAATTTACTTGAACGATTATTAAATATCTTACCTACATCACATTTTAAGTATAAATTGAAATTAAATAACCCATATGACGAAAATACAGGCGTTCTAGTTGATTACTGCCATGAGAATGAAATTCCATTCTTTTTTGATATGCTAGTTGATGATTGGGATATATTACAGTATATTATGGATTTACACCCAACAGATATATATATAGTTAATCAATTAGGCTTTGAGTTGCCTATATTATCGCCAATGCTACATTCAGAAAATATTAACGTAAGAGTATATCCAAATATTGCACAATCAGCTAATAAATATGCTGACCCAGTACGTAAATTCTATATTAGACCAGAAGATTTAGATGTATATACACCATTTGTTGATGTTTATGAGTTTTTAATAGATGCAAATGAAAATACATTAAAACAATTATATTATATTGTTTATGCAGAGGAAACTATTTGGGAAGGTCCTCTTAACCTTTTAATCGCGGGCTTAGATATTGAATTTGATAATCGTGGAGTGTATAATGCATTTGGTGTAAAGCGTTTAATGTGTGGTAAGAAATGTGTTAAAAATCGTTTGTGTAATTTCTGTGAGAATATTAAAAATACAGCTAATTTAATAACAGATGAAGGATATAGCTTAGAATATTCAAAGAGTAAAAATAGACAAACAGCTTGGACACGTCTAACAAAAGCAGAACAAAACGCATTAAGAAAAGTATTACTTGAAAATTTTGAAAATATTTGATATAATATATATAGAAAATAAAGATAAGGAGTGATTATATGGCAGTTAGAGGTGCAAATGAAAAACTTGAAATTCAAAATAAAATCTTAGAAATGTTTCCAGGTTCATTTCCATATGATAAACACATACGCGTTCCGATGGGTGACATACAAATTAAAATTACATTGACTGCAGCAAAGGATATTGTTGGTGCAGGTGCAGATACAGCAATACCAAGTGAAAAAGTAGAATCTGTAACTAATTTTGGTGCAGATGGTTATGTTACCGAAATGCGTGAACCAACAGAAGCGGAAAAAAAGAATATTTCAGAATTACTAAAAATGTTGAACCTATAGGGCAAGAGTAAATAATTATAACAAGTTTCTTTTTATTCTATCATAGAATAAATAACAGGAGGCTATTATAAATGGCAAGAGTGGAAATGAATAAAAAGTTTCATATGCTCACAGTAGTAGAAAAAATAGGTTCGCGCAATAAAAGAACATATTGGAAGTGTTTATGCGAATGTGGTAATTATACTGAATTACCAACGAATAAAATTGGAGTGACTAAATCATGTGGTTGCTTAAAACATAAACCGCAGTATCAAGATTTAGTAGGTAATAGATATGGTTATTTAACGGTAATACAATATGATAAAAAAGAGAATGACCATATTTTTTGGCAATGTCAGTGTGATTGTGGTACTATTAAATCTATTCGAGGAAATGACTTAAAAAGTGGTAAAATAGTTTCTTGTGGATGTCTTGGCAAAACAAAAAGAATACAAGGCAGAAAAGAATATTTAGAAGATAGAAAAAACAATCCAAGACCTTATAAAGATTTAACAGGACAGCAATTTGATAGGTTAACTGTTATAAAATATAATAAAGAAGCAACTTTACAAGCAAAAGATGGTTATTGTTATTGGGATTGTAAATGTAAATGTGGTAATACTATAACAGTAAAAACTACCAATCTAACAACAGGTCATACTAAATCTTGTGGATGTTTAATTTCTGAAAATGCGAAAAAACAATGGTATAATAATATTGTATTAAATAATATTCAAAATTATACAATAGACCTTACTGGACAGCGTTTTGGGAAACTTATAGTATCATCGTATAATCAAATTAAATCTGGAAAAGGTAAAGGTAGCTTTTGGAACTGCAAATGTGACTGCGGGAAAAATACAACTGTTTCTTATAATAGTCTAGTGCGCGGAGCCACTCAATCATGTGGTTGTTTAGGCAACTCTAAAGGAGAATATTTAATTAGTCAATTATTATCTAAAAATAATATTAACTATAAACAAGAAGTTACTTTTTCAGATTTAAAGGATAAAAAAAGTTTACGATTTGATTTTGGTATATATGATGATAATGATAATTTAATTAAGTTAATTGAATATGATGGTCGTCAACATACAGACCAAACAAGTATATGGTATACTGAAACAGTTGTAAAGCATGACCAAATGAAAACAGATTATTGTAAAAAACATAACATCCCTTTGCAACGTATTAGTTATTTAGATGGCGAAATTACTTTAGAAAAATTGGGTTTATAACTAAGGAGGTGTTAGGCGTGGCGGCATATCATTATTTTAATGATGAATGGCAAACAAGTGACAAGTATTGGCATTGCGGCAATACCGCAGATTTAGGTAATGGTAGCAACGAATGGTGGAAACTGCCGCGCTTATTATGTATGTCTCTTGAAGATTATGTTAAATTAGTAGTAGTGACTTATAAACCTGATAAAGTGTGGTATCATCAAGATAGTAATGTATTCTTTTTCTCTTGGAAGAGTATTACTGCTATGCGTAAATTTAAGAATGATATGAATAAACGAGTACGAAACCTAATATAAAGGAGGTTCCTTATGAGTAGAAGTTATCGTAAAATAGGAGTCTGGAAAGACCACGATAAGGCAGGTTCTGCAAAAAGTTGGAAACGTATTGCTAATCATAAAATTCGCAGAAATGCAAAAAAATATCTACTCGATTTAGGTGGTCGCGGTGATTATAAAAAAGCTACTCGTATGATGTGGGAGATTCATGATTATAAGTGGACTACTACTGAAAATGAAGCTCATAAATTTTATCGTACTCATATTGGCACTGACTGTTGGCTTAATAAATTTAAGGATGAAGATGATTATATCAATCATCATTGGAAAAAGTCAATACGTAAATAATTTTGACAATTCTTAAAATTTTTGATATAATAATAATTAGATTTATATAATATAAATCATTACAAGATTTTATTAAATATGTCGAAACAGACTAAAATATACTACGAAATAATTAAAATATAATAGTGCGAAGGTTATAGATTATCTAGTGTCGGTTCGCTAGAGAGCACGCACCCTACTTTGTTTCAACGAGCAAAGTTCATAACCGTAAAAGGGTGTCTAATCTTATACAAATCCTAATAAGATAGAAACGAGAACTATCATTCTGAAACTGGCAAATTTAGAAATGAAAGTTGTAGATATAACCTAAAAGAGGTACTCATTTGTACCGATTCGTTGGTTAAAAGGACAGATTTCAAGACTATTTTTCAAAGAGAAAGAAGAAATAGTACAATTTCTATGGAATTAGACTGTTCTTTTAGTTTAGGTGACTAAACGAAAGGAATAAAAATTATGTTAAAGATAAAAGTAGCAATGACAATTAGTGGTGCTTTATTTATAACAGCACTACCAGCACAAGTAGGAACTAGTAATATTGCACCCTATATTTCACAAGAAAAAACATTAGTAGGGATTGGTCTTCAGAACTCTGCTATTTCAGTAAGTAGGTCTGCGGTTAGTGCGGCAACCCCTACTCCAATGGCAACGATAGGTACGCCAGTCGCAACAACGAAACCAACTTCTAAACCAAAAATAAAATATTATGGTAAGAAATGTAAAGTATGGACTAAAGCAACAGTTCATATAAGAAAAAAAGCGAGTAAAAAATCAAAATCTATTGCAGTATTAAAACCAGGTACTAAAATTACTCGTTTAGGTATAAGTAAAAAAGGTTGGGCAAAAGTGAAATATAAAAATAAGGTTAGATTTATTAAAAATAAGTTTTTAACCAAACATAAACCAAAAATAATTGCAAAATATTATAAACCAAAATATTCAAGCAGATATTTTAAGTGTATGGGGGTAGTGTATTATGGCGGTAAACGTTGGACTTGGTATAGCCAACGAGTTCTCCCTGGCGGCGGTCTGAATATCCCGGGTCGTCACTTAGATAGTAATGGTTATATATGTGATAAAAATAATTATATTTGTTTAGCTTCAAATGACTTACGAAAGGGGACTATTATTAACACGCCTTTTGGGAAGCAGGGTAAAATCTATGACTGTGGATGCGCCCGAGGTACAATAGACACTTATGTTGGTTGGTAAATAAAAATTTTATTTGATTTTTATAAAAATTTTTGATATAATATTTACAGAAAAGTTAAGAAAAGTTATTTAAGAAAGTGAGGGCAAAAGTATGAAAACTGCTATGTACATTTTTGAAGTAACTTACATCGACGATTTTGGTCGTAGACACTTGACTATTGCTCGTAATAGACAGGAATTGCGATATATTCAGGATAGATTCGAGCGAGTAGAGTATACTGTATATTATATTTGACTTTTATAAAAATTTTTGTTATAATTATTTATAGAAAGTTAAGAAATAACAATGCTACTTAATAATGAAAAAGTCGACAAAGTAATTATTGAGAGAGTCCGGGTAAGGAGAATACCGCGGCGATATGCAAGCCGCTATGAACAGCGCCCTGAGTGCACGAAGGTCTTAATAAAATTAGCAGGGTAAGAATAAAAACGGACAAAGTTATTTTTATATCTTTCAAATAAATAACTAGAAAGCTTTAAAAAGTTCAAATTTTAATTAGCTGAGATATATTTACAGAATGCAGATTCAAACTCTGCAACCAAAGTTATACACCTAGCATACTTTTGAGGTGGTTAAAGATAAAGAAGTAATTATGGGCTTGAAATGGTCTCGACAGGGGCTTGAACCCATACAGTTCGCTCGGAATGTAACATCCGTAAAAGTACAACTTAAATATAAATGCAAAAATAATTAACTTATTTAGAGGTTCTCGTTCAGTAGCTATGGCTGCCTAAGCCATGTTCCTTGAGAAACTTTATTGTAGGTAAGATACTATCCTACCACTGCCTACTCTTATAACTAATGGATAGCAGTTTTGTTAGTTTTTCTCAAAACTATCTTGGTGGAGGTACGGCTTAATTAACAGCGTAAAGACTGTATGGAAGTATAGTTTTTGGACACGGGTTCGATTCCCGTCAGGTCCACTTCCCAGAATGGGAAAATATCATAAGCGAAAACCTTTCTGATAAGGTATATTTTACTAAGTCTGCACCCTCCCAGACTTTAAATTATGAGAGGGCATATATGACGCGGAGTGACGAGCAATTGGAAGCTCACTTGGTTCATACCCAAGAGTATGCGGGATCGTGCCCCGTCTCCGCTATTACAGTAAGTAATTATTACTTGAAAGCTTATACCTTGTGCTAAAACAAGGAATATTACAGGGTGTAGGGACTACCCTATAACAACAGTCCATATTGCATATATAGTTCCTTCGTGCGGCTTAGCATAAGACGGGGTTCTATACCCGTCTCCGCACACTTTACTAATTTAATTAGTATTATTTTAGAAATGAAAATTTTATATTTTGACAAAATTAAAAAATTTTGATATAATATATATAAATTAAGGGAAGGAAATGGAAAACTATGAATCAATATTTATCAACAGAAAGTAAAGAATATCAACTAATGGTTTTGAAGAATAGGTTACAGGCTATCCAGGAAAAAGGAAAAGCAACACAAGGCGTAATTCGTAAATTAGAACGTCAGATTAGAAACTTAGAATGTGATATTCTTTTTTAATATTTGGGTTTGAGAAGTCCCTTAAAAACTTATTCCTTGCGATTGGGTAGGTTAAAATCGCTTGATACTAAAAATAAAATAAGTATGAGAATAGTATATTATTTTTAGTAAAATACTAATGCGCACGGACAGTCCCTTGGGCGTGAGTATGGCTCGCCAAGTAAAAAAACGAATATCCATACTACAGAGCACACTGTCAAGCCCTTCGACGACGTATGTCTGAGACACCATTTGGTAGGATAAGCTAAAGAACTCCAGGGATATTCTCTGCGGGGGTGGGTTGAGCCACCCATTATATACGCCACAGTATTCCAAAGGCAGAGAAATAGAACTTAAAATTCTACAAGTGTGGGTTCGAATCCCACCTGTGGTATTTATTTATCGTATATTCTTTTGCCCTGTTTAATTGAAATGGGGTAGTGAAAATGAATATATAACTTGTGGTAACTCAGCAAGAGAAAGAAAAATAGGCTTAAAATAGGTATTTTTTATTCAATTATTATTATATCTTTTCTACTATTTTAAGTTTATGGAGTTCGTATAGCATCTGCGGCGGGAAGCGCGCCCCGCGATGCATGAGTAAACATTAAATCTCTCTTAACGGAAAAAGGTTAGAAAGCTATTTCTTAATTTGTATAGGCAATGACAGCCACTAATTAGTAAAAATATACAAATAATGAGATTAAATAATTATTATTAAAATAAAATTAACTTATATATTCATTTTCATTTTTTTATATAAATAGACATATTAGGTTTCAATTCTGATATACAGGTGCTACCTACCTGTGTTACATAAAAGTGATGTTATAAAATGTTAATGGCATTATGGTTTGTTTTGTAAGCCCTATATGGCATGAACTTATCATTTATGAGTCCGATACCCTTAACCTAGTGCCTTAAGTGTAGAAGGCAAGCGGCCGCAAGCTAGGTAATGGGTTTATACCGTGGTAGCCGAAAGGCATAGGCGTTACTTTTAGAAAGTAATTTTTGTGGGTTCGAATCCCACTCGCGGTATTGCGGTGTCGACCTTTGGCGGCAACCGCACTGTATTCATACGTTACCTTTCTTTTGTTGATGTGTACTCAATCTGTTCGGCTTTTGGGTTGAGTACACAATTTACAGGTAATCTGGCTGGATGAAAAACTTATTTTGAAAAATAAGTGGACATAATTGTCTTGAAGGTTCGAATCCTTCTACCTGTATTAGTGAGAAATCACAATTAAAGATATACAAGGAGTTTTTGTTATGACAAATATTCAAGAATCTTATATTAAAAGAGCTTCTTTTCAGCAACAGATGGCACAGTTAATTAACAAGTCAGGATTAACCCCTTTTGAGTTATATACTATCTTGACAGGTTATACTACTGAAATTGCGCAGATTCTTCAAGATGAAGAGCGTCAAGCAATTCAGGCATATAACAAGGAATTAGCAGCACAGCCGAAAACTGAAGAAGTAGAAAAGGAATTAGAGAATGTTGATGGAGAAGTTGTTGAAGAGGAAGTCACAGAATAAAATCTTTTCAATAGTTGTTACATTCTATAATGATAAGGAATACATAGAAGGTTGTTTACAGAGATTAGCTAATCAATCTTCTAATGTATTACCTTATATGGAAATTATTATAGTAGATAACAATAGTAAAGAAGCGGAAACAAAATTTTTAAAAAAATGTATTAAAAAATTTAAGAAATATATGGATATTTCCTATATATTTGGAGATGAATTTCAAAGTTGTGGCTATGCTCGTAATGTAGGATTAGAACAAGCTACTGGAGATTATGTTTATTTTCTTGATTGTGATGATATTGTTACAACAGATGCATTTCAAGAATTTTATAATGCTTATTTAGCTATTAAAGAAATAGGTGTTCAATATTATCCATATATTCAAGCAACACAATATTGGGTAAGGCAAGATGGTGTATTTCAAATAACAAATACATCTCAGCATTTTATAGATAAAAGTATCCATAGTAAAATGTTTTCTAAAATGTTATTAGATACATATAATATTCGTTTTCCTGTACGATATTATCACGAAGATAGAGTATTGATATTTGAAGTAATGGAAATTATTTATTCTAATAAAGATTTACATATATTTACTATTGAAAAACCTTTATATTATTATATAGAGCGTCCTAATAGTATTTTAACTACAAAAAATAGTTTTAGTAAAGAAACTCAGAATCTTAAAGATATGCTTCAGGCGGGTAACGATTATGTTTTATTTTGTCAACAGTGGCGATTAGGTTTAAATATAGGAAATATTATAGATATTATAGTTTCTGTAATTACAGTGCTATCTCAATATCAAGGTAATATAACTATATTAGATAAAGAAATACTACAATTACTTATATCAGTAAATAAATATTTTAATGTTAGTTTAGATAATATAGTTACAGATGTAGCAGAAAAAAATAGCTGTTCTAAAAATGAAATAAAAAAATTATTTTATAGGATATATGAACGAAATAAATAAAAAACATTTTTTATGTTTTGCGGCGGTGGCAGAGACTGGTTGATTGCGGCTCATATTAAGCCAGTATGGAGTAATGGTATCTCAATAGATTGCTAATCTATCCTACTTTAATTAGTAGTCTGCGTTCGAATCGCAGTGCTGGCGTTTGCCAAGAAGAGAATAGAAATACTAGATGACGTATAAAAGTGCTAAAATCTATCAAGAGGATAGCTTAGTTAACTAGTAACAGGAACAAGTAAAATAAGGCTTAACAGTTTTATTTTATGACTTGTGGGTGAACAACACATTAAACTCAGTTGTAATCCTGTCGGCAATGCTTTACTAAAAGCACAAAAAGAACCATGTTGGCTTAAAGATTAAATAAGCCTAAGTAATTGGCGGTAGCTGGTACGAATCCAGATTTAGTTTGAGTTGCAAGGAGAACATGCCGCAAAATTTATTGAGCGTTTCACATATTAAAACTCGAACAAGAAACACTAACCACGGTTTATGGGTTACAAGTTTCCGTAAGGTCTTAAAATATGTAATAACTTGTAACCTTTATGGAGTTATTAGTGCAATGATAACATACGAGATTATGACTCTTGAGATGTAAGTTCAATTCTTACATAACTCCCTTAATTCTTTTTATTTGATTTTTTATAAAAATTTTGATATAATATTTATAGAAAATAAATAAAGTACAAATAATAATTATTTAATTTTTAACAAAAAAAATTTACATCTTAATAATGGGGGGGATTGGTACAGTGGTAGCATAGTGGTCTCCAAAACCGAAGCCGGAAGTTTGATTCTTCCATCCCCTATTTTTATCATAGACATTTTGTTTAAATGATAAGGCTCGGTCTCATATGTTTGAGTCCTGCCCCTCTCAATTCAAAATTTTTATTTGATTTTTAATAAAAATTTTGATATAATATATATAGAAAATGATAAGGAAAACTTATTCGGAAACAGACAGGGAATAGGAACAGTTAATCTTCTTCAGTGCATGAGGCTTAGCTAACCTTATAATAATCTGTAGAATTACTGTTTGACTCTGAGATACAGTGATAAGAGAGATTCCGGTATTGCGAATACTCCTTTCCGATTGAAAAAGGATAATCATAACCCTGGTGCACTAAATATTGAAATAATTAAGTGGGTTCAATTGAAAGGGAATCAAAATCATTTTCTAAAAATCTGAGTATGGCTCAATTTGATAAAGTGGTTGTGGGTTCAAATCCCACCACTCAGATTAAATGTGAACTGACGAGTTCACCAGTAACAATAGATGTGTCTATTGACTAGATACTGATACTTTTGGTTAGATGTGTTCGCTAAGAGGTGAAAATCTAGTATATATTTAAAGGCTCATACAGCAAATTACATTAACAACTTACAAGCAGTAAGAGCCTTGTATTTTAGACCCATACAGCAATATAAATATAGGTTCTGACGGTTAATCAAATTTCCATATTGGGTCTAGTTATTGGGGTATAACGTAATTGGTAGCGTACGGGATTTTGATTCCCGATGAATAGGTTCAAATCCTATTACCCCAGTTTTTCCTCTGTGGCGTGAAAGGTAAGATTATAGGTAAGAGGCAAAATGGTACTGAAACTTAAAGTATGGGGTATGGACTCAATCCCCCGCCAAGTCACAGAGGTTTTGCGGCTATCGCCAAATGGATAAGGCACTGGTCTACGAAGCCAGCACTCTAGGTTCGAGTCCTAGTAGCCGCGTTATACCCCCGTTGCCAAATGGATAAGGCACGGGATTTCTAATCCCGCTATTACAAGTTCGAGTCCTGTCAGGGGTGCTGCGAGGAATTCGCATAAAAATCTTAAAGCAGAGGAGAGAAGATTTATGAAATTTTATTCAGAAAAAACAGGAAAACTCTATGATACTTCTAAAGAGTTAAAAGAAGCAGAGAAAGCTCTTGAAGTACAAGAACAAGAGAAAGAAGCATTAAAAGCACAACGCGCTGAAAGAGCAAAAGAAATTGAATCAATTACTAAGGATATCCTTGAGCTTCAGCGTGTGAAAGATGAAAAGATTGCCGCCTTCGTTAAGGATTATGGCTCTTATCATCAAACTATTCGTCAAGGTGAACCTATCGGGGTTGAACCTATGATTAATCTACTATCAGATTTATTTGATATTTCTTTCTAAAATATTTTAACAAATTAAAAAAATTTTGTGATAATATTTATAGAAAAATTAAAAAGACACAATTCAGCAAAAATTTTGAAATTTTGATTTTCTTCCAATAGATAAAAATGAAAGTTATATATTAAATTAACCGATAGTGTCCAGCTACTAAATATTCGGAAAAATGGCGGAAAGAACACCGAAAGAAAGTTCTATGTGTCTTGTAAATGATAGGTTGAAGTTGAGTTCAAGTCTAATCGGCTCGACTAAGTATGTGAGGAAAGTGAGGTTAGTTGCCAACTTACTCAAGACTTTATGTACTTGGGGATATTAATTCCCGCTGGTCGTAAAAAGCCTTCGCATTTAAAGTGATACTGAAAAATGTATTCCGCTTAGTCTATTACCTATCTAATCTACCCCTGTAGTATAAAGGCTATTACAATAAATTAGGGTTCGATTCCCTATGAGGGGTTTTATTGACAAATTAAAAAAATTTTGATATAATATTTATAGAAAATTAAGGAAAGGGAAATAGAATATGAGTGAATTCAGAGCACCATCAGGGTGGACATTTATTGGAACTAATATGAGTGGCGAGTTATATGGAGACACCTCAAAAATTGATAGAATAAAAGAAGGTAAGACAATTCGTAAACTTCAAAAAATGAAACCTCTAACACTTGAAGCTTTATTAAAAGAAAAAGATAAAGCGGAAAAAGAGGCAGCAACTCGTAAAGAATTGAAGAAAAAGAAAAAGGGAAAGAAAAATAAAACTGCTTAGCAGTTAGAAGAAATGGATTTGATTTTCAATTTGATATAGACAACTTCAGCAATACTTAAAACAGATTCTACTAAAATTTCCAATTTTAGAAATGTTATGTTGTCTAGTTCCATTATCAAATCCCTTTCCAATAGCGGCGATGCAGAACGGATAATAGGCATCGCCGCATTTCTTATGTGGATGTGGTCGAGAGGTTCAAGACGCTGGACTGCAAATCCAGTGAGCATCACTGATGTGCGAGGGTTCAAATCCCTCCATCCACTTCAAGACGCTTTTCTAGGTATGCGTTGAGAGTTACTTGAGCAGACAAAAATGTTAAGCAATAACATATACAAAACTGCTGGTCTACTCGTTATATGCAACACGAGTGGTGAAAAATAATGAGGTGCAGGAATAGGTGCGAACCCTACAGATAATAGAGGGAAACACGAGAGCGGAGTGCATGGACACGTACATAAATCACTCGCCAGTTGAAAAGTATAAAGTATGACTTGTAGATTGGAAATCAATGGCTTGTCCGCCCATTCCTCGTAAAAGGGTACTGAAGTTATCATTTAGCTAGCTAACAAGTAAACATTCAATCAAAATTGAGTGTTTACAGGGGTGGGCGAAAGATAAGGTTCGATTGGAAAGAGAGTAATTACCTTGAATACATGACTGCCTAATGGAGACCTAGGCAACTCCCCCACTGCTGTAAGCACTCAATAAACAGGTTATGACAATAACCGCTATCAAGAGAATAGAAAAGGAGAGATAATTTGACATTATACTGTGTGTATAAGCATCAAAATAAAGTTAATCACAAAATCTATATTGGATTAACATCCAATATAGATAATCCAAATTTAAGATGGCACGGAGGTAATGGGTATAAAAATAATCTTCATTTTTACAGAGCCATCCAAAAATATGGATGGGAAAATTTTACGCATGAAATTATAAAAACTAATTTAACTTTATCACAAGCCAATGATTTGGAAAAACAGTTAATTCAACAATATAATAGCACGAATCCAGAATATGGTTATAATATCCAAGAAGGAGGAGCAAATGCCAAACATTCTGAAGAAACTAAACAAAAAATTCGTGAAAAAGCATTACAATGGTCTGAAGAAACAAAAAAGAAAATGAGCAAATCTGCACGACGAAGAGTGAAGCGGGATGGCGCTCCTTTTGCAGGTAAGCATCATACTGAAGAATCTAAAGAAAAAATAAGGAAAGCTGATAGAAGCTATACTCAAACTACTGAATATCGTCAAAAAATGTCTTTGGCAACTTCTGGTGCAAAAAATGGTCAAGCTATTAAAGTTAAGGCTTATGATAAAAATTATACTTTATGTCATCAATTTGGATGTAAAAAAGACGCGTTAATTTTTTTAGGACTTTCACGTAGTAGTGGTAAATTCTTAAATAATGCAATTAAACAACACAGTTTATATCATAATTATTATTGGGAGGAAGATACTAATGGAAAATAATAAATTTATGGAAGCTTGGAACCAAATATCAAATTTAAGTACAACGGAAAATGGAGCTGTTTGTCGTAATAGCATTAAATCAAATGTTTATTCGATGTTTGCATTAGGTGGAGCTTACCGCTCTCGTTCAGATGAAGATATTGCATTGCTTTTTCATAAGGCGTATAATGAAGATAAAGACCTCGCTTTGAAGTGTTTATTCTATTTGCGTGATTGCCGCGGCGGTCAGGGTGAACGTCACTTTTTCCGTGTAGCTTTTAATTATTTATGCAATATGAATAAAGCTGTTGCTGTAAACTTGTTACCTATGGTAGCTGAATATGGTCGTTATGATGATTTGTGGTATGCAACAGAAGGAACTGATGTATGGGAAGACGCTTTGATATTAGTGCAAAAGCAGTTGGAATTAGATATGAAGTGTAAGACTCCTTCATTACTCGCAAAGTGGATGCCATCAGAGAACGCTAGTTCAGCAAAGACTATTGCGATGGCAAATGAGATTAGAACTTTTCTCGGTATGACCCATAAAGAGTATCGTAAGACGCTTGTTGGTTTGAGAAAGAAAATCAATGTCCTTGAGACTTTGATGTCAGCAAATCGTTGGGATGAAATCGAGTTCGATAAAATTCCTTCAAAGGCAGGTTTAATCTATAAGAACGCTTTTGCTCGTAGAGATATGATTGCTCGTAAATATGAAGAGTTTGCTAAATCCGAAAATACAAAAGTAAATGCAAATACATTATACCCATATGAGATTGTGGCTCAAGCTTGTCCAGGTAGTAAATTACACTATGATTTTGTAAATCATAGTTATGCATTTTATGCTCTTGAAGCAACAGATAGAGCAATGATAAATAAATATTGGGAGAATCTTCCAGACTACTTAAATGGTGCGGAAGCATCTATAATGACAGTAATTGACACATCTGGCTCTATGGTTGGTAACCCAATTAATACTGCTATTGGATTAGGTATCTATTGTGCTGAAAGAATGAGCGGACCTTTTGCAGGACATTTTATTTCATTTTCTCAACATCCACAGTTAATCAACCTTGAAGGTATTGATTTTGTAGATAAAGCACAGAGAGTAATGCTTCGTTCCGAAGTGGCAAATACAGATTTAGTTGCAACTTTTGATTTACTTAAAAGGATGGCTTTATCTGACCCGGAGGCTGCGGCAACCATGCCAAAAACTTTGGTAGTTATTTCTGATATGGAGATTGATTATATGTCAGATTGGTCACGAGAAACCGCTGAAACAGAAATGGAAAAAGTTCGTAAAGATTGGGAACAATGTGGATTAGAACTTCCTAAATTGGTGTATTGGGATGTTAATGCACGTAAAGATATATTTCTTGAAGACTCTAGCAATAATGTAACTTATGTATCAGGCTGTAGTCCAATTATCTTTAAAAGTGTTATTACTGGCAAAACTGGTTATGATTTATTTATGGAAATGGTTGGTAAAAATGAACGATATGTAGACATTCATGCGTAAAGAGTTGGTCAAAACATTCCAGTATACTTAAGTAAAAATCATATTAATTATGAAAGGAGTATATTGGAATGAGTAAACTAATTGATTTAACAGGACAAACTTTTGGTAGACTAACTGTATTACGCAAAGACGATAATAGAAAAACTAATTGTGGCAGTTATTGGATATGCAAATGTTCTTGCGGAAAAGAAAAAAGTATTAGAAGCTCTTCTTTAAGAAGAGGGGAGATTCAAAGTTGTGGATGTTATCGTATGGAACGAGTAATGAAAACTAAAGAAGAAAAAGGCTTAATTGATAATCTAGTAGGAAATATTTATGGTTATTTAACCGTTATTGAAAAAGACCCTCAGCGCACTAATGATGGATGTGTAAAATGGCTATGTAAGTGTCAATGTGGTAAAATTGTTTCTGTACGAGGAAATAGTTTAAAGCGAAAAGACGAAAATAGAACTATCTCTTGTGGATGTGCAAAAATGTCATTAGGAGAGCTAAATATTTATAATTTATTAAAAGAAAATAATATTGAATTTTCACAAGAGCAAACATTTTCGTCATTAAAAGGTAAGCGTTTTGACTTTGCAATTTGGGAAAATAATCATATTGTAAGACTTGTAGAATTTGATGGAGAAGGTCATTATAAAGAAATTTCTTTTTTTGACAGTTCCTTAAAGGAACGTCAAAAAAGAGACCAAGAAAAAAATAACTGGGCTATACAAAATAAAATTCCATTAGTGAGAATTCCATATTGGGAGCGTAATAATATTACTTTAGATTTAATTTTTGGAGATAAATATAGAATTTAATTAAAGCATAAAAATAAGGGGAATATCTAATTGGTATTCCCCTTATTTCTTATCCATATAAAGTAATTATCTCCACTTTGAAGTTCAATATAATATTTAGATTTTTCTAATTGAGTTTCCTCTAATTTAATTCTTTTGATTTGTGGAGAAGTTTTCACTATTCTATCATAAAAATCATTATGATTTTCAAAAAAATAATTACGATTCTGTAAATATTCTTTTATTTCCCAATCATACATTAGTCTGCAATATCAATTAAAATATCTGGTATTAATTCTTCAATTACTTTAATATGGTCTGTTGTATAAGTAGCTAATAACTCTTTATACTTTTCGGCTAATACAGTTAAATCATTTGTTGTCCACTCTTTATATTCTGACACTTCACCATCAGACTCTGCAGTTTGATTGCCTTCTTCATTAGTTATTGTCTCATTAGAAGTAGTAGTAACCACATCTTCCATATAAGGTACCCAAATTTCTTTAGCTGTATTATTGCGTTTTACAAAAATTTTGTACATAGCATATGCCTCCTTTTTATGTGTTTAGAAGGTCTTGCAATAACGCTGGAACGCCATCGCCCGCCTTTCTGATTCAAAAGTGAGTTTGGAAAATTTTATTTCGATTCAATGAGTTTGAAATAAGTTTTAGTATTTTTTAGCTTTTTAACTTTTAACCCAAGCACCATCATTTAATTCATTATTTAAATCACTAACAAGTAATGATAAAGTCTGAACTCTGTCTGTAAGATTTTGAATAGCCTCAGCATCTATTTGTCGAATATCAAATTTTAATTCTGCAATTTGTTTGAACACTTCATAATAAAATTGTTCTTTTACAGTAGCATACACTTGTTCTTTAGCTTCTGTTGGTAATGTTTGTTGAATATTCATTTTACCAACAAGTGTTTGCCATTGATACATAACATCAGAAGTTAAATCTTCATGTAGTTCAGTAGCTTTAAAAATAACTGAAAACTGAATTTCACCACTATAATTTGTTACAGGCTGTCCAATAGGCCAACCTAATTTTATATGTTCGACTCCATCTATATCAACATACTCTAACGAAGGGCGAACTTCACAATATTCTCCTTGTGCATTTAAAATACGAATAAAGGGAATATGGTCATCAGTTGCTTTAGGGTCTGGGTTATCATAACTTAAATCTATGCCATCAAAAAATCTAGGAACGGTAATATAAACTGTTTCTGCATTATGGTCACCAACAACCGCAATATTATATAATTCTTTAGGAACTGTCACCACACGAGTATCTGGGTCAATAGTAATGACAGGTTCTAACTCTGGATATTGCATAAAACACTCTCCTTTCTATTGAACTCTATAATAGAACTTAAAAATTCGTTAATAGGATTAATAATTATTACCCATAAAAAAATAAGAGGTTTCCCTCTTATACTTTATATGGCTTATATTCTTGTGCTTCAAGCCATGTATGTAATTTATCTTGCGCTTCCGCAGTTTTGCAAAGTAGTTGCACAGCACCATCGCCATGCGAACCAACGCCTTTTCCGCCATAAATCCATTTTTGAATTTCAGGATTAAAAATCAATTTTGTACTTTCAATATCTTGCAACACTTGAGATTGCGGAGCTACCATTCCATTCCACATTTTTTGATAATAATTCATTATTTGTCCTAAGCGAGTCATGTCATTCAAAGCTGATAATGCTTCTTTTGCAATAAAAGGACTGACAGTTGTAAAAAATAAATTTATCATTTCTTCTCTTGATGTATGCGGATATGGAAAACTTTTCTGTAGAGTTTCTAAAATAATACCCGTATTCTTTTTCTTTAATGGCACAAGAGTCAAAAACATATCTTTTGGAGTTTTTACCGTCATACTAGTTTTGTTTAAAAAATCGTACCAAATTAAACCTGAAGCAGTAACCCCTTCATAATCTAAGCTGCCGCAAGGAGATAGTGCAGTATTCTCGCCTAATTGAGCATAATATTTAATATCATCAAGAGACAAATCTAAATGATATATTTCGTTAAAACTTTTTACTATCATTACACAAAAGGCGGCAGATGAAGATAACCCCATTCCTATTGGTAGTTTTTCACTTTCTATTTCAATTATTATTCCATGAATTTCAAAATTTTGCATCATGACTAAAACTACACCTGCGGCAATACTAAAGAAATTTTTTTGATAAATATATTCTCGTAAAACCCCTTCATTAAGAGGTAAATGATGGCAAGTGTCATAGCCATCTTCATAAAGCAGCACCTCTTCTTCAGAATGTGGAAGTGCATGAGATTTAATTGACATTTTTTTTAATGGCATAATTAAACTACAATGCTGATAATTTTTATTAAATTTAGAAACCCAGTCCTCGTGCTCTCCAAAAAGACATAATCGACCAGGTGTTATCATAGGCTTCTGCGTCATATATCTCTCCTTACAAACAATTATTATCTACAAGATAATGAATATTTTTTATCCCCTCTCTTAAAGGTTGTAAATGTGAAAATTTACGATAAAAATAATTTACACCATATCCCGCATCATAAATTTTTGGAATTAGTTCACAAGTAAAATGTAAAATTACAGGAGTATAACAACATTTATTTAATTCAAATAAATAATCATAAGTTTCATCCATATGCCCCCACCTACCTGCGTTAGCCAATGCATCTTGGTCGTAAAAAGGACAGTCATGCTCGAATAAATATTTACGAGCCTTTTCTAAATATCCTGATTGGCGCATACGTTTTACATTCATAAACATAACTCCAGAAATCATAGTTTCTTCCCAATCATTTGTAAAAGGCATAGCATATGCATAATAATCAACATCTTCTGGGTCGGTTAAATAATAATCGTATATATCTTGAATACTATCTTGAACTACAGTATCACAATCTAAATACCATATATCATCAATTTCAGGTAATACAATATCTACTAACATTCTTAATGGAGCAAAAGGAGTAAATAAACTATATTGATTGCGATTACCCTCAAGATATTTAATATAATATTCTTTGCAATCTATAAAGGTAATTGTCGATTGTGGGTCTAAATATTGAACCATTTTCTTTAAGAAAAATTGCTGTTCAGGTGTAACTCCTTCAAATGCGCGGATGGCGCCATCTTCATAATGTAAATCATAATTCATTGTAAAAATGAAAATATTTAATTTCTTATTGTGTTTTAATAACGAATAAATAGATAACTCTGCGCCTAAATAAGAGCGATTATCTACCCCATACAATATATTCATAAGGTGCCTCCATATTTATAGTATCTATAATTTTCATTCCATCTAATACATATTGAAATTGTGGATAATCTCTATAAAATCTATCACGTTCTGAGTTAGTATATACTTTACGCGACATTTCATTAGTAAAATGAATAATCGCAGGCTGATAATCTGATTTCCATAAATCAAATAAAAAATTATAAGTTTCCGCAAGCGGATAAGGGTCTTCGGTATCTCTTAATGCCATCTGGTCTGGAAAACGATATTCATGATTCATTAAATTCCATCTTGCTTTATCCATAAAATGAGTCTCTCGCATCTTTTTAAGATTCATAAGCAAGACGCCCGCAACCATTTCACCGGTATAAAAACAAGCTTCTGGTAAACTATATGCAGCATAATTAAAATCTTGTGTGAAATATCTTTGATACATTTGAGATAAATCTTGTTGTACTGCTATATCTGTATCTAAATATAAGGCATCATCCACATCAGGTAATGCTAAATCTGCCAATAGCCGCAAGTTGGTAAAAGGAGTGAAGCCAGATTCTCGATTTGGATTCATAGAGATTGTTTGGTCATATAAACACTCTACATTTATAAAACTAATTGTGGAATTAGGGTCAAAATAATGAACAATTTTTGCTAAACGGTGACGTTGAAATTCATTAACTTCTCTAAAAGATTTTTGTTCACCTACAATAGGACAGTTAATATTCATTGTAAAAATATACCAATGTACATTTTTATTATGTTTCATGGTTGAATAAATTACTAATTCAAAACCATCATACATATTTTCATCACCTGACATTAAAATATTCATTTTACCCCTCCTTTTGTTTCTGTAGCTTTGCAGTATCTGTTAAAAACTTAACAAAATGTTGATATTGATAAGGCACCCATTGTGGGGAAGATACAATATAAATAATATCATACAATTCTAATTCATTATATTTATTAAATGGGAAAATATCAATTTTTTCAAATTTGGTTTGATTTTGTGGAATATTAGGCGCATTATATGTTTTAAACCATTGACAAGTATTAACCTTATCCTTTTCCAATAAAAATCCTAACCAATTAGAATTTTTGAATTTGCTATGACGAATGACTTTTGATAAATCTTCATGCTTAACGCTAGCATTATGATGCCAACCAATATATACAATATCAAATTGTTCTTTATCATATGATGTTAACATATGCATATCTTTAACTACATCAGCAGAATAATCCACAGAAACAATATGCGCCTGTGGGTTATTCAAAATAATACGATGTAATGAATGTAAAATATTAGCATCATATGATAAATATTTCTCCATTTCAATAGCTTCATTAACAGTATTCCAAAATTCTGTGGGAGATACTTTATCTCCATCTGTCATATGATTATATAATTTAATACATGGAGCCATAATAATATCCATATCCATTACTAATATTCTCATTTTACACCTCCGCAAATCCTAGACATCCACCTTGACATTGTAACATCTTATGACGTTTACAAGTAGAACATCTTCCTGTTCCATTAGCCTCTGCTTTTGGAAGATTTTTCTTTGCCATTAAATAACGCTCTAATTCAATAAGATTATCAAAATCACGAATATCAATAGGGTCATAAGAACCAAAACAAGCTGTTGCTTTAAATTCTGGTGTAATATCCACTACTGGTTCACAAAAATCTTGATAGAGATTATCACAAATTTGTTCTACAATTTCTCTTTCTTCCATTGTAAAATAACACATTGGAATATGACCACAATCCATACATAAACGACAATTATGCTTAATAGCATTTTTGCAGTGTTCAATAAAGACTGGTTTCATATCCATATAATATTTTTCTTTATCTGAACGTAATGCTGCATAACACCCACCTGGAGAAACAACAGAGGTTCTTAAATGGTTAATATGATATTTGTCAACTAATTCCCAAATAAATGAATAATCTGTTTGACCTGGAAATACATTACAGCCTAAAGTAACTTTACTATCAAACCAGCTTAATTCATGTAAATGGTCTAATGTTTTAATATGTTTCTCATACAAATCTGGGTTTTGCCATTCTGCGGCATTGCAATTTATTAACAAACCAATTCTATCTCCAATAAATGGAAGGTATTTATCTAATTCAATTCCATTTGTAAATAATGTTGCCCCCGTATTACATTCACGACAATAAATATTTAATTCTTTTAAAATTTCTTCAAATTGTGGATGTAAAGTGGGTTCTCCGCCAATAATACCAACATGATTTTTAGGAGTCCTAGAGATGAACTCTAGGACTTTCTTAAAATCATCAATGGTAATACACGCAGACTCCTCTTGAATCATATCATCCGCAAAACAATATTTGCATTTTAGATTACAATAATTTACGATTGCGATATTTGCCATTATTTTATCTCCTTTTATCTCTTAAAATTTTTATGAATAATATGCGTAAGAATAACTCTTATTATAAATTGAATAAGCATAATTATTATGAATTACATAATTTGGACCTTGATTATACGTATTAATATATGTATATTGAGGTGTTTCTTGAGGGGTATAAATGTGTGGAGTATAACCACTTAAATATGTATATATATAACTATTTTGCTTATTATAAGTTCCATAATTACTTGAATAGTAACTAACAGGATGGTATACTGTATATCCATAATAAGTATAAGTATTATAAAATGTGTTATAACTTAATATTGGATTATAAATATTTATATATTGTCGATTATAAGTTCCATAAAAAGTATTATAACTTGATATAGGTGTATAAGTTTTTATATATTGTTGATTATAAGTTCCATAAAAAGTAGTGTAACTATAATAAGTATAATTACTATATGTAATATTATAACCTATCACAGGTTGATAAGTATGAGTATTTCTCTTATAATATGTACTATAATAAGCAGGTCTACCTGTTTCATCATGATGTATGCTATAACTAGATGCATAATCACGAGAACTTAATACAGGAACTTTTGTATAAGTATAACTGCTTGCAGTTGGAGCATAAACCTGAGCATAAACTCTTCCGGTACTTATATATGTATATGCACCTATCGCCAATCCATATCCTGAAGCATTGAAAGTATAATAACTTTTAACACCACCAGTAGCACCCCAAAGTGGATAAGCTTTTCCATCTACTTTACCAGTAGGTCCTTTATAAACATAATTAGGACCACATATAATAGATGCTTTATTTTGAACAGTATAAGCTGTAGGGAAATTCCATTCTACTTTACAATAACTACCATAATGGTTATAAAAACGTCCTACGATACGTTGATAACCATATGTACTTCCTGTATTATAAGCTCCAGTTAAATAACTGTTAATACTATAATAAGTATTATAAGTAATTGTATATCCTGCAATAGGCTGATATACACTATAACTATAATAAGTATATGTACCATAATATGCAGGTCTACCAGTTTCTTTATTGTAACTATGTGTATTTATTTGATAATAACTTACAGGATGATATACTGTATATCCATAGTAATTATATGTACTATAATTGATTGAGTAATAACTAACAGGATGATATACACTATAACTATAATAAGTATAAGTTCCATAGTTAATAGAATAATAACTAACTGGAGTATAAGTTTTTGTATATTGTTGGTTATAAGTTCCATAAAAAGTATTATAACTAATAATAGGATGATATACTGTATAATAGTATCCTGTAGTATCCGCATAATTTGCTGTATTATAGCTATATGTACTATAAGTAGCTGGAACATAAGTTGAATAAGTATACTGATTATAGTAATTAGTCAAGTAATAACTACTTATATAATTATGAATATAGTATTGAGGTACATATTGACTATGATATCCATGTGCAGTTTCGGTAGTTTCATCTTTACCCCATTTTGGAGTTTTTAATGCAATTCTTTTCTCTTCATTACCTATTTTTGCGGTTGTCTTACCTGCAAGAGAACTATCTGTCGATACAAGAGGCGCATGTAAAATAGTTCGACTATCTTTTGCAACATTTACTTGAGAAGTGCTTTCTCTTGTACCTAAATTATCATACAAACCATATTCTTCTTTAGCGGTTGCGGAAATCTGCGAATTTAGTGTACCTTTAGAAGTTTCTTGAATAAATACTACTTTATATGCCGCAGAATGTTCTTGATTTACTAAAGTTCCAAGGCTATTATTTACAGTTGAATAAATAATAACTTTATAATCATAATCTGTAAAAGTTGTAATTCCTGTTTGGGCGGCAATAGTTTGTATGCTCACAGAATTACTTGTACTCGTTGTTTTTCCTAAAGTTTGCCAAGTGGTTGCACCTTTCCTACGATAACATAATTCATAGGCGGTCTGTCCACTGACAGCCGCCCATGTAATATATGTTGTTGTATCTTTAAATGCAGCACCTGATTTAGGAGAGTTAATAGTGATTGCCAAATTATTCCCTCCTTTTTATTATATTATATCAAAAATTTTTATTTTAGTCAACTTTTATTTAAGCAGAAATCCACATTGAACCTGCTTGAACTGTTGCCGGAGCTGATGTCGGAATGGTTAATGTAGTTGCAGTAACACTACCATTTACCGCAGTTGGAATTGGATTGCTGCCTCCCGTTACAATACCTTGTGTATTAACAGTTACAGATGTGTATGTTCCTGCACTTATAGAGACTTTATCAGCTTTTCCGCTAATATCTGGTTGAGTAATGGTAACTTCTTCAATTTTAGTAACTTGACCTAATGTATTAGTTGTAATTTGAGGTACTTTTACAGCAGAACCTTTTGCACTATAAGCTGTTTGAATAGTTAATGCATTTTGTTTACCATTCCAAGATGAACGTTCGTCTGCAGTAATATGAATTGTACTATTATTTGCATGTGTATTAAATACTGAAGTATCTAATTTACCACTAATATCTTGATGCTCTTGTAAAGCGGTATCTGCTAACCCTAAACTAGTTTGTACAGTAGATGATAAATCAGTTTTAGGAATACCTGTTGAAGGTTTCATGTATTTACCATTCCACGTAGTTCTTTCATCCGCAGTAATATGTAATGTAGTATTAGTAGTATGATTATTAAAACTAGTTGTTAACGCTGATAAATTATCAGCAACTATTTTACCTTTATCACCAGCATAAGCAGTAGCACTAGTTTCACCAAGAGCTAAGTCAGAACCAATAACACCATAAGTGGTTCCTGTCCAACGATAAGTTTTATTTTCATCTTTAGCTAAATAAATAATACCTGATTCTCCTGTTTCTGGAAAATTAGATTTTGTGGGATATTCTAAAACATCATCTACGTAACTTGGTAATTGAGAAGTCGGTACTTTACCTTCAGTATCTAAAGTAGCAACACCAATACTAACAATAGAACCTTCTTCATCTACTATAGTAGGTTGTCCTAACGGTTTATTAAGAATTTCATCAAAATTATAATAAGGTTTTGTACTTGCTTTTGCCCAAGCATACACATCACTCGCAGGTAATTCTGTTGGAAAACTAGGTAATACTAATTGTTGTTCGTCATTAATAGTGATTTCAGAACCATCTTGTAATGCTCCTTGGATTGCAGAATCAGCCTTATTACCTTGTTCTAACGTTGCGGCATCCTGTATATTATAACCTTGTAAAGTAGTTGGTGTATTTACAATATCATTAAAACTATACGAAGGTTTTACTAAAGTTACATCTGGTCCTTGATAAGTATTACCATCAAAAATAATTGTCTGTACTGCATGCTCAGGGATTCTTAAAAGTGTTTCGTCAATAATTGCCTGAATAGTTTCTTCGTTTGCATACAACATAAAAAAACTCCTTTCTAACTAATTTTATATATTATCCAACCATTTGAATAATTGCCATTATATGAAGGAAAGAAAAATTTTGCTGTGTCCACACCGCTTATCATTGCGCATGTTAAATATGAGACAGGGAATGAAGAAAATATTGGTGAAACAGCATTTATAAAATCATATGCATACGCAGGTGATATTGGTGTTACGTCACGCCCAAATGCTGTAGTTAAAAGCGCAATATATACTCCTGTTGAATCAAGAGAAGTAACTTGTTGTAATCCTGTCATTGTCTGATCTATCTTACATGCTGCAGAATTAAGTGTCAATTCAGTAGGAGTAATCGGTAATTTAAATATTGCGTGAGTTTGTGATACAAAGAATCCAGTCATTTCATTCGATAAAGTTATTGTATCCCCGGCAGACAAAGAAAAAACTTTAGTTGTTGCTATATAGTTTCTGTCAGGCTCTGAGTATGTAGGTTTTTCCACAGTGTGCTCAAAAAGCAATTTACCTGTACTTGTGATTGGAGCGGTCAATGTTTGGTTACTACCTTCACCGTTTATATTTTGATTGCAAGCCAGATAAATCCCATCACTGTCAGCAGTAAAAACGCTTGCACCCTGTATATAGCGTAACTGTTGACTTCCATAAACTGCTTGTACTTCTCCACCACCACTTATTGAAGCGATTTTTGAAGCATATGAACGAAAAGTGTCTGCTTCGCTCACGGCTACCCCTTTGTTTATTATAGCTGTTTTTATTGCCAATTTAGTTTGTTCAAGATAATTTATTTTTGCAAAAATATCATCCTCAGTTGTTTCTCCTGATATTGCATTTAAATTTTGTTCAGCAGTATCAATATAACTCATTGTGTATACCTCCCAAGTTTCATAAGTTTTAGTTTTTTCATCAAAAAGTTTTTATATCCTCACGCATTTATATCTTCTCCATTTAATACATTCAATCTAGTTCCTATTCGGTCAGTTAATGAAGTATTAAACATTTCAATAACTTGTGAGCGTGTTATATATTTTGTCGGTATTTCTGGCAAAATAATAGTGTTAGTATTTTCCTGTACTTCATATGAAATACCATTTAATTGAATAGTTTTTACATAACCTTTTGAGCCTATTGGTTCCCATGCATATGTATTTTCACCAGTTTGAATTGTTATAAATTCATCTTTTATATTTTCTCCCTGTCGCCCATTTGGAATTAAATATATATATCCAGTAGTATCTTCCGAAGGGGCAGGTAAAACATTCACTGATTTAAAACCATTTTTTCTTGCAGTCTCAATAAGTTCAGTTACTTGCTGTTTTGTATAATAATATTCTAAAGTTTGAGAAAAATCTGTAATATATCCACTATCATTGGTTAGTTCACTTACTTTAGTCGGAATAATAGGCGTTTCATTTATTTCTGAATAATTATAGCTTGGTTTAGTAGGAGCTTTAGCCCAACTTGGAACATCACTAGCTGGTAATGATGTTGGATAATTTGGTAAAATAATAGTATTTCCTTCATAAGTTTTTTGCCCTGTACCATCTGGGTCTACAATTACAGTCTGAACTGCTGTATCTGCTTTATCGCCTTGGGCAGAAGTTGCAAAATCTGCATCAGCTTCAATAGCAGTAATAACACCCTGATTTTCTACAATAGACTGAATAAATTTACCTTCACCACCTACTTTTTCAGCAGCTAATTTACTAATTGCGTCTTTAACGGCTTGTCCGCTAATTGGAGCAGGACTCTCACCGTCATAACTTATTAACGGAGCCTGTACACCCACAACACCATCTTCACCAATAATAAACAGCTTACCTTTATTAGAAGCATTTTGTTGAAGTGAAATTTTTCCTTTAATACCATCAGCAAGAATTTGTAATTGTGGGTCAATTACGTTAGTATCATAAGCAGAAAACTGACTGCGTAAATATTCTTTATCAATCGGCAATTTGCTCATTTTGTCCCTCCTCCTTCTTTCTTACTAAATCTTCGGGTTTCACTTGAGAGAATGACTCAAAAGTCAAATCCTCAGTTTCATAATTTAATGATAATTTATTGCCCTCATTTATCTGTAAATCCTCATCATAATTGACAGATATATTTTCTTCAGTTATAACGATAGCATCACCATCTTGTAGCATATTATTTACTTTATCCAAAGCTTCAGTAACAGTATCACCATCGTCCTGATACACTATAACGTCCGCATGGCTATGAGGATAAAATGGAGTGGCATCTCTATCAGTCACATATTGTGCTTTGTATCTCATATATCACACTCCTTACAAAAAATGGGGCGACAAACAAGCATTGCCGCCCCTCAAACGTTAATTATTAACTAATTAAAATGTAGAGAAATCAATATTTTCTGTTTCATAATCCAATGCAATAGCATTATCAGCATCAAATTTAAGTCCTTCACCAATCTTAGCTGCTAACTTATCATCATCAGTGATTTCTAAACCTTTTTCATAGTTTACACAAATCTTATTCTCTCTAATGATAATACCTTCGCCTGCGTCAAACTGGAATAATTCCTTAAATGAAATATAGATGTGTGACTCATGTCCTGAACCTTCAACTGAGTTAATTGTAAAATCAATATATTTATCATTTACTTCATAACCAATAACAGGTTTATCTTTTTCTACACAAGTCTTGACCTCGGCACTTTTTACTAAGTAATCTTTAGCAATATCAATAGTCTCACCTAGAGTTACTTCATCTCCATCTGGGTTAGTGAAAATTAATTGGTAAGAACTTAACATATCTGTAGTTGGGGTATCCAACTTCTTAATTCCGATGTCAATAGACTGTAAATACTTTTTGTCTAAAAAATCAGCATCAAAATTTTTTAATTGGGTCTCTAAATATGCTTTAGTCAATGGCAAGCTCATAATTTTTATCCTCCTTTATACTAAAAAGGTACTAAAATCTATATTTTCAGTTTCAAATTGTGGAATCCACAAAAAACCATCCCATAGATAAAAGCAACCATCCTGTATTACATAATACATTTTTTTATCGGCTGGTGTGAAACGCGCTGGTAAATCTTCTTTATTGATAACAATATCATAATTACCATCAGCAGAATTTAATTCTTCCCACTTAGTAGCATCAAATATTCTATCTCTGTTTTCCTTAGTACACCTATACAAATCACCTTGATAGATAACTATATCTCCAAAATGATAAAGGTTTCCTGATACCCAAGGAATAATTGGAGTTCCATCATCAATCACAAGTTGATTATACCGTTTTGAACCATCTGTTGCAGTCCATTCAAAAGTAACAATATTTTGTCCATCTTTTTTTTCAATATTATAAATAGTACAATTCGCGCCTTTTAAACCACCAAGACCAATAACAGTTTCATCTGTATATTTTCTACACATAATGAGAGTCTGTAAATCCATCTAATTCACTCCTCTCTTAAAGTATATGCCAAACATTATCTGAACCTAATGCGAATACTTCGCTAGTTTCAATACATAATGCTATACTACCTGTTTTACATTCTGGAGCAACAGGTAGGTCATCCAAATCTTGTTTTTTATCAAACATAAATTCTTTAATATATGCTGAGCGGCGACCGCTCTCAGCTGTTTGAATTACTGCCATAAGAGCCTCCTTTATGCGAATGTTAGTTTACTTAAAGTTACATAACCAGTCTTTCCATTTTTTAATTGAATTTTTGCCCAATCACCTTTTTCGGATAAGACCTTAACTTTTTTACCAACAGTCAAAGTGCCAATTTTTGCTGATTTTACACTCGCACCAGTGCGGATTGCCGTAGTTGTAGTTACTTTTGCTGTAAATGCTAAAGTTCCTGTTAAAAACTTTGAAACACGTTTCCATTTCGCATTATCTTTACCAATCATTGGCGCAGGGCAATGTTTTCCATTTACATCCCAATGTCTTACTATATGCTTCGCATTTACACATTTTGCTTGAATCTTTCTGACAAGCTGACGCATTGCTAATAGCTGAGTAAAGTTTACATCAGATAAGCAATCACACAATTCAATAGAAACAGAATTTGAATTGGTACATTTTTTATATAATTTTCCACCACCATCTCCAGAACGCATATCACCACCAACAGACCAAGCAGTTCTTTTTAAACTAATAGATTTATATACTTTACCTTGTTTATCTACAAAATAATGGGCGCCTGCTTGACGAGTATTACTATTAGCGAAATACATGGCTTCATTTTTTGCGGTGTCACCTTTACCGCCTGTATAATGAATTACGATATACTGAATTGTTTTTAAACTACGAGTTGTCGCACTATTATAACTTACTGCTTTTGCTTTATATCTACTATTGATTCGTAAAGCCATTTTTTACTCCTCCTTCTTATTTTTTCCTAGTAAGAATTGAGCAGCCTCTTCTACAGATAACATAGGTAATTGTTCTTTACATTGTTTATATTTCCTATCTAAACCATGATTACAATGCATAACACTAATAGCATAGTCTAAAAAGTCACAAAAACTATCATATTCAGTTTCTGGAATATATCCTTGTTTCATATATGCATGAATTCTGCTTTCTGCGGCATTACCTATTACTTGATGCATGCCATCTTTTAACATTTGATTTTCCATTTTTATTTCACGGACTAATACAGTTAAGTCTGTAAGATGTTCCATTGCTTCAATAGACTTTTTATACCCCTCATTCATTTTTTTCATAGCGTTTTTTAATTCAGTAATTTCTATTGACTCTGTTTTTCGTTTTTCTAAGAAAGCAAACTTTATTCCAAATATTTTACAGAATTGTTGCCATAGTGTTACAAGTGCAATGCCTGAACCTATAATAGTAAAAATACCTAAAAGAGTTGCCTGCCAATCTAAATTAAATAATTCTTGTACAGGGTTCATTAGTAGATGCTCCTTCCATTAAATATTTTCTTACTATAATATTTTATTTTTTGGCTTAAAATATTTAATCACTCCTACCCATAATAAATTTTTGACATTTAGAAAAAATTTTGATATAATATATATAGAAAAAAGAAAAGGAGAAGAAAAATGAATCAATTTAAGATTAAATTTCATAGACCTAATAAATATACTGAGTCTATCACTGAAACTGCAATAGTTACTATTAAAGAATTTAAAGGTTATGTTTCTGAAAATAACGTGAGTAAAAAGGTAGTCGAAGCTTTAAATCCATATGCAGAAATAGGCAGATTAAATCATTATGCCGCTATTGCAGCATTTTATAATACTAATTCAAATGATTTTGTTATTGAAAATATTGTTCCAATAGCATAAAAACTAATGAAGGCTTTTATATTGATTATAAAATGCCAATATTAAAAGGAAAAAATAGACAATATGTAGATTCTCTTATGGAATTGTAATAAAAATTTTGATATATATATATATATATATATATATATATATATATATATATATATATATATAAGAAATTTTTGGAAAGGGGATAAATGATAATGAGTAATGCAGAAAAAATGGCAGTAATTGATGAATTTTGTGGCGGACAATGTAACTGTGATGTATGTAAATTCAATAAAGATGGTGGATGCTTAGCTGAAGCCGCAGAAATTCTTGTACGTAAAGCATATCGTGAAATTAAGGCGTATAAAAGAAGTGAAGAAAACAAATCTAATAATTTAAGGAGTTAGTAAAAATGATTTTAGAACAATTAAAAGCTGATAAGATAAAAGCTATGAAAATGCGCGATGAGGTAACAAAATCTACATTAACTAGTATATTGGGTGCAATAACTAATGCCGCAATCGCACAGGGTTGTAAAGATAATATTACTGATAAATTAGTCAATACTGTTCTGTTAAAAGAAAAGAAAACTATGCAAGAAATGATTGATACTTGTCCTGTTGAAAGAAAAGATTTGCACACAGAATATCTAGCAAAAATGCAAGTAATCTGTCAATATGCGCCATCTATGATTACAGATAAAGAAGTAATTAAAACTAAAATTTTAGCATCAGGTATATTAATTGAACCAAGTAAGCGTGGTGAGATAATGAAATATATTAAAACAATTGGTAATATTGATATGAAAATAGCAAATCAAGTTGTGACTGAAATGATAAAGGAGGCATCTAATGGATAGATTGTTTTATATTGTACCAGATATAGTATCTCCAGATGCTGTATTACAGCCTTCTGATTTTAAGCAATTAAATGATTTTTTAATAAATAATGAGGATAGTATTATTGTTAAATATGAAATTACTCCTGATAGACAATTAGCATTAGTATGGACTTCTGATAATGAAGATGTATTTGAAGCATTTCATCGTAAGTATAGTGATTAAAAATTAATCACTTTTGGAGATAAATAATAACCCGCTTATATGAGCGGGTTATTTGCATTTTGAAAAAATTTATGGTATAATAAAAAGAGAATAAAAAAAGGAGAAATGAAATGGGAAAAAAAATTTTACCGTTTGAAGAAAAACCTGTAATTACTGCGTATCCGCATTATTCTTTTATGTGTTCTATGATACAAACAAAACCAAATGGTTTAGAATGGATTTTTCAAACTTATACACAATTAGTAGGGTATTATTATGAATCGCCACAATACTGTGACGCAAAAGTTGCTTTTTATCCTTGGGCAGGACAAAGTGATGGTGATTTATGGAATATATGTCCTTTTATTGATAAAATGGTTATTCCAAGAGAATATATCTTAAATACAAGTAATCACACTGACTTTATCAAAAAATGGATTGATAAAGGATGGTATGTGTCAATGTATATTGATGAGTTTTTTAGAGATGATATTCAAGAGGTAGGAGTATATTATCATCCGCTAATGATTTTTGGCTACGATGATGATGAGCAAGTATTGTATTGCGCAGATTGTTTTGAAAACTGGGTATATGGAGTAAAGAAAGTTTCATATTCAGATTTTGAAATTGCTTCTAAACAGGATTATCCTATTGATAATTCAATGTATGCTATTCAATTATATACTCTTAAAGACCACGATATTATTGATTATTCATTGTCATTTTTACGCAAACAGTTATTCGAGTATATCAATAGAGAATGTGATGACTATTACTTAAAAACACAGTTTATTGACGGTGCATGGTCATATGGTGAAGGTAATGGTGTTGGTTATGTTCGTTATGGACTGGATATATTTGGAATGATGAAAAAGGTGTTGGAAGATGTATATAATGGCAGGCGCGATTGGAATATTAAATTTATTAGTACACCAGACTTCCGCCTAATTCGTGACCATGCTGATTTAATGCAGAAAAGATATGAATTTTTAATAAAAAAATACTATATGACACCAAATAAAGAGTTACAAGAATTAATGAAAAATCAGGTAACAACAGCAATGATTATGGAAAATCAATTATTAAAATATGTATTAAGTAAAAAAGATAAAATTTTAGATAAATTGATAAATTCTTTGCAAACTTTTGAAGAAAAAGAGAAACTTATTGCAGAAAAAATGTTAGAAGAAATAGGAGGTATAGATGAATAATTTATATACAATTATTGAAAATCAGTTATCGACTCCTCACGAATTAAATGATGATATACGTTTGATTGAAGATTTAGGTATGGATTCTTTAGCTTTAATGAGCTTAGTGCTAGACATTGAAGATGAATATGATATTTCTTTTGATGACGGTAATTTATTATTTGAAAATTTTAATCGTATTGGAGATTTAAAAAACATTATTAAAGAGCTACAAGGAGGAGAGTAAATGGAATTATCTAATTTTCCCAGTAATAAAGTAGCAAGTTCTTTTATTTGTGCCATATCTACTGTACCTTATTATATGAATAAATATAAACAATGGATAGATAAAGATGTAGATTTTAATGAATTACCTTTTACTACAAAAGATGATATTATTGATAGTAAACTACCAATGGTAAATATTACTTGTCAAGAAAAATTTAGACGCGGTGAATTGCGTATGGGACGCTCATCTGGCACTACAGGTAAAATAACTGAAATTTTTTATGACCCCCAAGAACATATAAAGTCATTACAAGAATTATGGTTTTATAGGTTAAAATGGTATGGGATTCATGCAGGAAAAGATAAAGTATTATACTTTTATCCTACCCCAGACCAGAAGCCTGCTTATCAAGATACCCCTACTAAAACAACAATTAGTAAGCCATATTTATTTTCAAAAGAGAGAATTATTGAAACTTTTGCTATTATTCGTAATGCTCAACCTGATTATTGTATTATACAACCATCTACCGCTGTTGTATTATATAAAACCTGGCAAGAGGCGGGGTTAGCTCCAATTACTAAAATGAGATATATTGAATTTAATGGGGAATTTTTAGAACCTCAAGTAATAAATAATATTAAAAAAGTTTTTCCAAATGCTCAAGTTTCTAATCAATATGGATTACAAGAACTTCAATCTGTTGGTTTTACTTGCCCAGAAGGCCATATGCATTTAATGGTTGATAATTGTTATACTGAGATTGTTAATCAAGATAAAGAGGGTATTGGAGATATATGTATTACTACATTAAAAAATTCAATTATGCCTTATATTCGTTTTATTACAGGAGATAAAGGTAAAGTAGATTATGATACTAAATGCAAATGTGGTTGTAAAAATCCTATTTTACATTTAACTCGTGGTCGCAATAATGATTTTATTCGTAGACCTAATGGTGATTTAATGCACCCATATGTATTACTACAATTAATCGAACAAATTACAAATGAAATTTTACAATATCGTATTACTCAAACTGATTATAATAGTTTTACTTTTGAATTAGTTATTACAAACCCTCAATCAAAATCAATGATAGAAAATACAGTAAGAAACTTTTTAGAGAATGAATATTTACATTGTGCCGTTAATACAAAATTTATTTATCATGATATGTTGTTTCCAGAACGGAAAACAGGAAAACAAACAGTATTCATTTGTACTATGGAGGATAAATAATGTGGAATTTATGGAAATATGGCAATAGACCAGCATTAAAAGATAATTATGGTAATGTTATTACATATAAGAATATTAGAGGAATGGTAAGAGGAATTAAATATAGGTATGGAACTCGTAATTTAGTTTATTTTCGAGCAACAAATGATATTTGGAGTATAGCAAATTATATTGCTCTACTTCAAGCTGGACAAACTGTTATTATAGTTGATAATAAAGTAAAAGAAAAGTATCATGATTATTATAAAAAAATATTCTTACCAAATATAGTATTTGAAAAAAATAAATTAGCATTAAAAACTGAATTTGTACCTCGGATGAATCCTGATTTAGCTTTATTATTACCAACTTCTGGTTCAACAGGAGATAGTAAATTTGTACGAATTAGCTATAAAAATATTAAAGCAAATATAAAATCAATTTTAGATTTTCTTCCAATAGATAAAAATGAAAGACCAATACTTAGTCTACCGATGTCATATGTTTTTGGACTTTCAATCATTAATTCTCACATTGCGGCAGGTGCTTGTATTTATGTAACTGACCAACCTTGTTATAGTAAACAATTTTGGCAATTTGCTAATACAAATAAATGTACTTCATTTAGTAATGTAAGTGTGGCATATGAAATGATGTTAAAATTTGGTTTTCCAGTTTCAAACTCAATGAAATATTTTTCTCATAGTGGCGGCCGCTTAAGCGATAGAACCATTACTAAAATAAATGAATTATGTGAAAAGCATGATATTGATTTTTATCGTATGTATGGAACTACTGAGTGTATGTCACGAATGACATATCTTCCGTCTAATGAAAGTGACGCACCTAGTGGTTGTGTAGGTAGACCAGTTAAGAATGGTAAAATTAAAATTATTGATAGTAAAATTATATATAGTGGTCCAAATGTTGCAATGGGATATGCTTCATGTTGTCAACAATTAACTCTTGGTGATGATTGGAACGGAGTGTTTAAGTCTGGCGATATTGGCTATATAGATGAAACTAATGCATTATATATTCAAGGACGAGAGTCTCGTTTTACAAAACAACATGGTTATCGTTACAGTTTAGATGATTTAGAAAATTTGATAGAAACCCATTGGAATTGTGAATGTATGATTAAAATACAACACGATGATTTCTTAGTTATTGGTACAACTAAAGATATTCCACAAAAAGAATTGATACAGTGGTTACGTGAAAATGATTATTTAATTGAAAAATGTTTAGTACAATGGTATCCAGAGCTTCCGCATAATTTGAATGGTAAAAAAGATTATAAAAATTTTGATAAATGTATCGAATCTTGATTTTTAATAAAAATTTTGATATAATATATATAGAAAGTTAAGAAAAGATATAAAAAAAGGAGGAAGTAATTATGTTAAATCCAAAGACTAATGAGCGTGAGTTAGCTTATGTAGCACAGGTTACTGAAATCAGACCAATCGAAGGAGCTGACCGCGTTGAAGTTGCAAAGATTAACGGATGGACTTGCATGGTCGGTAAGGGAGATTTCCAAGTTGGAGATTTAGGTGTATTTTTCGAGGCTGACGCAAAAGTGCCAGAGACAGAAATATTTGATTTTATGGCAAAGCGTAAATATAAGGTTAAAGTACAAAAATTCTTTAAAGGAACTGTAATCTCAGATGGTTTATTAATGCCGGTATCAGCTTTTGGTTGGGAATTAAAAGATGGAGTTGTTTATACAGACTCAGGTATAAAAAACTATTTACAAGTTGGTGATTTCTTAACTAAAAAGTTAGGAGTTACTTATGCAGATGCTGAAGATAATAAAAGAAAGAAAAACACTGAGGACAAGTATAAGAAAATGGCTCAGCGTCATCCAAAATTATTTAAGAACTCAATTATCCGTAAAATTTATAAGACTAGTTTAGGTAAGAAAATCTTATTTATACTTTTTGGAAAAAAGAAGGATAAGAAAAATGCTTGGCCTCACTGGGTTATAAAGACTGATGAAGAGCGTTGTCAAAACCAGCCATTCCGTTTCCATGGCGAGCGTAAAAATGAGCATTTCGTAGCAACAGAAAAGATTGATGGAACTTCTACTACTTTTACAATGTTAAATAATAAAAAGAAGGAATTAATTGTATGTTCTCGTAATGTGGTTTTTGATAAATCAGATAAAACTTGTTATTATAATTCAAATGTTTATTTAGAAATGGCTGAGAAGTATAATATGTGTAATGTGTTAATCTCTCTATTAAAAGACAATTATCCAGATGCCACTTTTGTAACAGTACAGGGTGAGACATATGGTGCGGGTATCCAAAAGCGTGATTATGGCTTAACTGACCACCGTTTGGCTGTATTCAATGTTATCATTGGTAATAAGGATGGTTCTACTGTCCGCTTAAATCCAATGGATATGAAGGAAGTTATGGATTGCTACGAAGTACCAACAGTACCAATCGTAGATACAGACTTTGTTATCCCGGATACTTGTGATGAGTTACTTGAGATGGCAGACGGAAAATCACAAATTGATGGTGGTATGCGTGAAGGATTGGTATTTCGTTCATTGGATGGAGTTGATTCTTTTAAAGCAGTGTCAAATAAATTTTTATTAAAATACCACAGTTAAAAGGTAGAGAGGCTTACATGGTGAGTCTCTCTTGATTTTTATAAAAAAATTTGATATAATATATATAGAAAAGAAAGTTAAAAAAAAGAAAGGTGGAATAATAATATGTCAAGAAATAAAAAAGTTGTAATTAGTGATTTTTATTGTACGCGTTGCGGAGAAAGAGGTATTCCTATTGCTCGCACAGGAAAAATGAGAGAACCAGGTCATTTGAAGAAGTTATATTGCTTAAACTGTAATAAGCAAACGAATTTTGTAGAAATTAGACCTTTTGGAAAATACACTTATGAAGATTTTAGAATTGAGTTTATCAATAAAAATTTTGATGAAGATGGACAGAGAATTATTCCATCATATAAACAATTTGCAGCTTATGTTCGTGATGAGATGTGGAATACTGAAACTCAAACAATTATTTCAAAAGACTAATAAGAGTAAAAAAACTTATGTAATATGAATTATTCTCACGAGATTTATGTAGATATAGGAGCAATAGAAAGGAGTGATGATTAATGTCGCAACAACTTTATTTAATGTGCGGCATTCCGTAACCAGCATCTGGCAAGTCTTATTTTGCGGAAAAGCATATGGATAAAGAAAAAGATGTTTATATATCACGTGACCAAGTGCGTTTTGAGATGGTTCCGGAAACAGCTGAATATTTCTCAAGAGAGGAAGAAGTATATGAGGAATGGATAAAAAGAATTGCTTGGGCGTTAAATGCGGGATTCAATGTATGGGCAGATGCAACTCATTTGAATAAAAAGAGCAGAGCAAAAACTTTTTATGCATTAACCAAAAAAGGAATTGATTTTTCTATGATTGATGTAATAACTTTTGTTATGGACACTCCCTTTTCTGTATGTATGGAAAGAAACTCAAAAAGAAGTGGTCGTTACCAGGTACCTGAATCAGCAATGCGTAATATGGTCAATAGTTTCCATAAACCAGATGAAGATGAAAAATGGATTAATACAGTATATGCTATACATTATAATAAGTAATATATTAAATTGATATAAAATATATGGAATAAAAATAAGCAATTATAAATATAAAAAAATAGAAAGGGTGAAATAGTATTATATTTCTATTATGACATCCATGAAAGGAAGGTGATGTTATGGCAATTTACTTTACAAGTGATTTGCATCTTTAACTAGGACATGATAGAGAATTTATATGGGGCGCTCGTGGTTTTAATTCGATTGAAGAGCATGATGCAGAAATCATTAAAAGATGGAATGATGTAGTTACCGCAGAAGATGATGTCTATGTTTTAGGAGATTTGATGCTTGGTGATAATGCACATGGTTTTTCTTGTTTATCACAATTAAATGGTAAACTTCATATTTTAACAGGAAATCATTGCACTCTCACGAGGCAGGCATTATATCATACTCTTGAGAATATGGTTGAATTTTGTGGTTGTGCTGCTATAATTAAATATAAGAAAAAACAACTATATTTATCTCATTATCCAACTATTACTTCTAATATGGAGAATTATTCGCATATAAAGGTATTTAATTTATATGGACATACTCATCAAACTACGAACTTTTATAACGGACAGCCTTTCATGTATCATGTAGGGGTTGATAGTCATAATTGTTATCCTGTATTATTAGATGATATAATGACTGAAATTAAAAATGAAATTGATACATATAGGAAAAAGGAGATTGAAAATGAAAACTAAAATTTTAGCTTGTAATTATGATGCGGAAACAGGTAAATCAGAGATTACTATTGCCTGTCGTTATGGAATATTTTCTGCAACTGCAAAGGCTGCCGCAGAAGATATGCCTTATGCATCCCGTTATCTAGGTCCAGAGATTGCTGAAAAAAAAGCTATAATTAAGGCATTAAAGTCACATCGTAAGGATTTACGCATTGCTTTTAATGAAGCTTGGCATACTTTCGATACTTTTGACCGAAGTATGTATAGCATACCTAAATGTGTATATTCGCGAATGATTGAATTGAAAAAGAAAGTTGATGCTATAAATACACAAATTGATATAATAGAAAAGGCTATTGATACTGGAGTAAAGAATTATATCTCTCAAAAGGTCAAAAATAAGTAATTTTATTTTTGAAAAAATGAAGTAAAGTAAAAGGAGCGATGCTTGTAAATGAGAGAGCAAGATATAAATGGTAAGTATATAGGAGATGCTATTGGCTTTTGTCATTATGAAAAACATAAAGGAGCATTGAATAAAAAGCTCGCCTATGAACACCATTGTATTGCTAAGAAGTGTCGATTTTTAGAGAAATACACTGAAGAAGCTTGGAAGCCTAAACAGAAATATTGTAATAGTAACAAAGGAGTGAAAAAATAATGGCAAAAACTTTTGTAAGTCAAGATGCAGCAATTAAAGCTGTTATTGCACAATGGGATAAATGGAATGGCTATATTGAGAAAAGAACTAATGCTTTCTTAACCTATAAGAAAAAGAACTCAGGAAGTAATAATTATACTATTTTTGGTAAACGTCGTGGATGTAATGGACAGCCTTGGTGTGATGCCGCAAATGATGATATGTTTGTTCGTGCTTTTGGTAAGAAAAAAGCTGCTGAATTATTATATGGATTTAGTAATTATACACCAGATTCAGCACAGCGTTTTAAGAATCATGATAGATTTAATAAGAAAGCTAAAAAAGGTTCACAGATTTTCTTTAAGAATAGTGAGCGTATCTGTCATACAGGTTTTGTATATAAAGTAGATGACGAGTATGTTTATACTTTTGAAGGGAATACTGCACCAGGTTCAACTGTTGAGCCAAATGGCGGAATGATTACTAAAAAGAAATATAAATTAAATAATCCTGCTATTGCCGGATATGGACATCCAGATTATTCAAAAGTTGTTAATAAAAAGAAAGCAAAAAAAACTGTTCAGCGTTCTACTGATACAAATAATACTTCTGCTACGACCACAAAGAAAACTAAATAATTATTTTGCGATACTGATTTTATCAGTATCGCAATTTTTTTATGCTCATTTTTAGAAAACCCTTGACAATTTCAAAAATTTATGATATAATATTATTAGAAATGGAAAATATATTGAATGGTGGTGATAAAAATAATATATTATAAATATAAAAAAATATCAGAACAATATATAAAGGAGAAAATAGATGGCAAAATTATATAATGAAGATTCAATCGTTTCTTTAAGTCCCCTTGAATTTACTCGACTTCGTCCAGGTGTTTATGCAGGTTCAACGGAATATGCTACACAGCCATTAATAGAGATTGTATCAAACGCAGTGGATGAATTTAAATCTGGACATGGCGAACGCATTGATGTGGAAATTATGCAAGATGGTGTTTGTAGTGTAAAAGATTGGGCGCAAGGTTTTCTTGTTAACAGCAAGAGAGATGATGGAAAAACAATTTTACAGGCGGCATTTGATACATTGAATACTTCAGGTAAGTTTACTGATGATGGTGTATATGAAGGAACTGCACTTGGATTAAATGGAATTGGTAGTAAATTAACAAATTTCTTATCACATTGGCTAGTAGTCAAAACTGTAAGAGATGGTAAATATGAACATATCTGGTTTGAAGAAGGTGTATTTAAGGAAAGGAAAGTTGGCAATGATACTACGAATCCTAATGGAACTTTTGTAAAGTGGTTGCCAAGTGAAGAGTTTTTTACTTCTAATAAAGTAGATTTAGATAAAATTAAAAATTTATTTGAAGTTTTAGTTTGTTTATGCCCAGGTCTTACAATTAACCTATCAGTTGAACAAAAAGATGGTTCAATGAAAAATTCTAAATTTTATTCTGCTCATGGTTTAAATGACCTTGTAGATAAAGTTGCTAAAGATAAAGAGCTAATTAATAATAGAATGAATATGAATTTTGAAGAAGGTAAGAATAAGTTAGATTTAGTTTTAACTTATACAACTAACTATTCAATGAATATGATTTCATATGTTAATACAGGTGAAACAGATGCGGGACCTCATATTACGCAGATTAAGACAATCTTAACTCGTGAGTTTAATAAATTTTTCAAAGAAAAGAAATGGTTAAAAGATAAAGAGTCAAACTTTACTGGTGATGATATTCAAGAAGGTTTAATGGTAGCATTTCACATCACTACACCAGGCGTATCATATGATGCACAAACTAAAAGTAGAATTGTAAAGATTGATATGACACCATTTAGTGCGGCAATAGCAGAAAACTTACAGGCTTGGTTCTCTATGAATGAGAAAGAAGTTAAAATCATTTTTGAAAAAGCTGCAAGTGCTCGTAAAGCAAAGGAAGCCGCAAAGAAAGCTAGAGATAGAGTTCGTGAAAACAACAAGAAGAAACAGAAAGCATTAAAGTTTGATACTAAACTTGCGGACTGCAATTCAAAAGATAGATTAAAGTGTGAAATATATATCACTGAGGGAGATAGTGCAAGTGGTAATTTGAAGGAAGCCCGCAATAATGAATTTCAAGCAGTAATGCCTGTCCGCGGTAAGATATTAAACACACAGAAAGCAACTTTGGAGAAAATTCAAAAGAACGCCGAGATTATGACTATGATTGATGCTTTTGGATTGACTATTGATACAAAGACAATGAAAGTTACTTATAATAAAGAAGACTTGAGATATGGCAAGATTATCATTATGTCAGATGCGGACGTTGATGGTGCGCATATCAAGAACTTGTTTTATACATTCATTTGGAATTTCTGTCCACAGTTGATTTTAGATGGTTATGTATATGCGGGAGTTCCACCACTTTATAAGGTAACTGAAGGTAAGGATACTTATCATTATATTAAGAATGATGCAGAGTTAGAGGCTTGGCGTGAAGCTCATAAAGGTAAGAAATATGTAGTTAATCGTATGAAAGGTCTTGGAGAGATGGATGTAGATGAGACAGAGAGTACACTTATTCATCCAGACACTCGTATTATTAAGCAGATTACTGTTGAAGATGTTGCAGCAACTAATGTGTTATTTGAACAGTTAATGGGTACTGCCGTAGAGCCAAGAAAGAAATATATTAAAGAACATTCCGAGGAGGCTACTTATAATGTAGAGTAACAAAGTTATCGGTTTTGGTAAAATTGATGAAGATAAAATCAAAGTTGCACATTTAGAGTTGCCAGAAGGATATGAGTATAGCGGTCGCTATCAAATAATAGATGGGAAGTTAATTCCCATCTGTTACAGTATCCTAAAAACTGAAAGTATTGATTTTGATAAAAAAATTTGATATAATATATAGAGAATAAAAAAGGAGAAAAAAATGCAGAACGATTTAAGACAAGAATTAGGTACAAATTGGATTGAATATGCTGTTGCTGTAAATACAGATAGAAGTATTCCCGATGCTAAGTCTGGCTTAAAACCCGTTGCGAAGCGTATCTTATGGGCTGCAAAAGAAAATAACTACACATCTGCTAAAGCTCACGTAAAATGTGCTAAAATAGTTGGCGATGTAATGGGAACTTATCATCCACACGGTGATAGTTCTATATATGGTGCAATGGTACGTTTGGCTCAGCCTTGGGTGATGCGTTATCCACTTATAGATTGGCACGGGAATAAAGGAACTCAAGGCGGAGATGGTCCTGCCTCAATGCGATATACCGAAGCCCGCCTTGCCAAGATTTCAGAAGATGGATTGTTGTCAGGAATTAAGAAAAGAAATGTAGACTTTATTCCTAACTATGATGAAACAAAGGAAGAGCCAGTCACTTTACCAGCTATCTTTCCTAATCTATTGTGCAATCCAAACTCAGGAATTGGTGTCGCAATGGCTTGTAGTTGGTTGCCACATAATCTGAATGAGGTTGCAGATGCAATTAAGATGTATCTTGCAGGTGAAGAGCCTACACTACCCGGTCCTGACTTCCCAACAGGTGGAATTATCATCAATAAAAATGATATTCCTAATATACTAAAATCAGGTCATGGTTCAATTAAACTTCGTGGAAAATATAAAGTTGAAAAGCAAAATATTGTATTTTATGAAATTCCATATGGATGTACAATAGAAGGATTGTTAGCGGAAATTGGTAAAGTAAGTGATGAGAAAGCAGTTGAGGGAATTGTAGATGTAAGAAATGAGAGTAATAAGAATGGTATCCGCATTGTAATTGAATGTGGTAGAAATGAAAATCCAGATATTGTTGCTAAGAAATTATATACAAAGACTAATCTTCAAACTTCTATATCCTATAATCAAATTGCTCTTATTGGTAAGACACCAACAGAGATGAATTTGAAAGATTGTATTGAGGTATATGTAGAACATAATCTTGAATGTATTAGACGCGAGATTCAGTTTGATTTAGATAAGGCGGAAGCTCGTATGCACATCGTAGATGGTTTGTTAAAGGCTTTAGAAAATATTGATAATATCATTAAATTGATTAAAACTTCTGCAAGTGCGGCAACCGCAAAAGATGCGCTGATAAATACATATAAATTCACAGAGGTTCAAGCTAAAGCAATTTTAGATATGAAATTGGCAAAATTAGCAAATTTAGAGAAAATTGAACTTCAAGATGAAAGAGATAATTTATTTAAAGATATTGAACGGTTTCAATCTATTTTGCAATGGAAAGATAAGCAGAAAGAAGTGTTGATTGAAAGATTAGATGCTTTAGTTAAGAAGTATGGTGATGCTCGCCGCACAGAATTAACTCATATTGACATTAAACCAAGCGAAAAAGAAATCGCGGAAGTTGTACCTGAAGATTGTGTAGTAGTTATGACACAGACTGGTAATATTAAGAGAGTTCCAAAAAACTCATTTAAGGCTCAGAGAAGAAATGGTAAAGGTGTTAAGACTCAAGATGATATTTTATTAGGTGTTATTTCAACTAATACAGTTGATACTTTAATGCTATTTACTAATAAAGGTAAGATGTATCGTTTAGTAGTTGATAATGTGCCTGTTGGTACAAATGCAGGAAAAGGAGTGGGAATTGGTTCGCTTATACCTATGGATGTTGATGAGAAAGTTATTGCGGTTACTTCACTTTATCGTAAGAGTAATGCGAAGTATGTGGTATTTATTACAAAGAATGGTTTGATTAAAAAGACTGCTTTGGAAGAATATACCTCAACTAAGCGTACAACTGGTATCATTGCGATTAAGCTAAAAGAGGGTGACTCTATTGCCAATGTTACTTTCTTAGACACTGAGGATTTATTCCTTATAACCAAACAAGGTATTGGTATTCATTTTAGTACTGTAGATATTACGGCAATCAGTAGAAATACATCTGGTGTAAAAGGGATTAAGCTAGGTGAAGGAGATGAAGTTGTAATTGGACTTCCATTACATAGTAATGAAGATACATTAGCAATCTTTTCTAACAAAGGAACAGGTAAAAGAATGAAGTTGACAGAAATCCCTAAACAGGGACGCGGAGGTAAAGGAGTTAGAGTTTCTGAAGATGTTATCGGTGGTGCAGCAATGGTTGATGATACAGATACAGTTTTAGTAATTGGTAGACCAAATAGTATATATATTTCTGCAAAAGATATACCAGTGTTAAGTAGAACTGCTATTGGTAATGCAATTATTAGAGCAAGTCAAATAGTTTTTGTTGCAAAATTCTAAGACCAAAATTTTTGCTTGGGCGGTTTTTGACCGTCTAGGCAAACCCAAATGGGTTTTGGCTTTTTTGAAGTGAAATGCATTTTACTTGATTTTTATAAAAAATTTTGATATAATATATATAGACAATAAAGAAAGAAGGAATGATTTATGGATTACAAGTTTGAAATTAAAAAGATGACCGCAGAATTGCTTAAATGGCAAAAAGCATATGATAAAGGTCATCCAGAAGTCACAGATGAGGAATATGATAAAAAGTTTTTTGAGTTGAAAAAGCTTGAAAATGCTTTTAATTATTGTCTACCTAATTCGCCTACTCAGCAGGTCAGCTTTGAAGTTGTATCTGAGTTAAAAAAGGTTAAACACAACCATCCAATGTTGTCTTTAGCAAAAACAAAAGAATTAGAAGAGGTAGTGTCGTTTTTAGGTGGTCATACAGGTATTGCTATGTGTAAAATGGATGGTCTTACTTGTAGTCTTCGATATGAAAAAGGTGTACTTGTAGGTGCGGAAACTCGTGGTGACGGGGAAGTTGGCGAGGATATTCTGCATAATGCTTACACAGTACCATCCATTCCCGCAATGTTACCTAATTATTTTACAGGTACTATTGATGGAGAAATTATTTGTCGCTATGATGATTTTGAAAAAATAAATCAGAATAGTGAATATAAAAATCCCCGCAATTATGTGTCTGGTAGTATCAGATTATTAGATGCAAATGAATGTTCTAATCGTAAGCTCACATTTATTGCTTGGGATATTATTGATGGAATAAGAGAAGAAACTTTAGCAGGTAAGTTAGCTGCATTGAGAGACGATTTAGGTTTTATTGTAGTTCCATATCTTAGGGTTCATGACCTAAATATTAAGGATGCTATTGAAGCGTTACAGAAATCTGCAAATAGACACTTTTATCCAATAGATGGAATAGTATTTAAGTATAATGACTGTGAGTATTATGAATCTTTAGGTCGAACAGACCATCATTTCAAAGGCGGACTTGCTTATAAGTTCTATGATGAATTATATGATACGAAATTGTTAAATATTGAGTATTCAATGGGTAGAACTGGTATCCTCACTCCCGTAGCGATATTTGAACCTATTGATATTGATGGAACAGTTGTAGAGAGAGCAAGCCTACATAACCTTAGTGTTATGGAAGAAATAATGGGTAAATGTTGTTGGGTAGGACAGCCTATTAAAGTATTCAAAGCAAATCAGATTATCCCTCAAATTGCAGATGCATTACATATGAATTATGGCGATGTAGTTTCACAAGGTGGAGTTACTTGCGATGGCTTTAGTGGAGATATATTATGTCCTTGCTGTGGCGGAGGTACTTCTATCGAAACAAGCGAAAGTGGTGTTAAAAACCTTATATGCGATAATCCTATGTGTTCTGGTAAACTCTTAAATCGTTTAGACCATTTTTGTGGGAAAAAAGGTTTAGATATTAAAGGTTTATCTAAAAAGACTTTAGAAAAGTTGATAGAATGGGAATGGGTTAATGAATTAGCAGATATTATCTCATTGGACAATCATCAGTTTGAGTGGAGTAATAAGTCTGGTTTTGGCGAAAAATCAGTAGATAAGATACTTGGTGCAATCGCCGAGAAATGTCATGGTGCAGAGTTATGGCAGATGATTAGCGCAGCTGGTATTCCAACAATAGGAATAACTCAAAGTAAAATTTTAGCAAAGTATTTTAAGACTTGGGATAAGTTTCGTAATGCAATAGATAAACATTTTAACTTTGAGAAAATTGATGGATTTGGAGAAGTTGCAACTTATGAGCTATTGAGTTTTGATTATTCTGAAATTGACGCAGTCGCTGAAAAGGTAAAAGTTCTTGAAGTAAAAAAAGAAAAACAAGCTTCTTCTTTAAATGGTATTACTGTGGTAATTACTGGAAAAATGAAATGCGGAACTCGTGATAAAATGAAGGCAGTAATTGAAGCTGCTGGTGGCAAAGTCACAGGTTCAGTAAGTAGTAAGACAAATTATTTGATTAATAATGATGCATCAAGTACAACCGCAAAAAATAAAAAAGCCTTAGACTTAGGTGTAACCATTATTACAGAACAGGAGTTTATTGAAAAATTTTCACTTGACTTTTAGAAAAATTTTTGATATAATATATATAATGAATAAGAAAATTAGAGATATTGCAGAGCGAATTATACTATTAGAAACTTCAATGCAAAATGATGAGGGCAAAAGTGATTTAGAAATCTTATATGAAATTGAAAATATATCATCTACCCTCTCTTTTGAAGAAATGTTACAAGTAGACGATTATATACAGAAAAAAATTTTTTGACATTGAGAAAAATTTTTGGTATAATATATGTATAGTAAATGAGATATAAAATCTCATATTCACTAAATAAATAAATAAATAATTTTTAAGGAGAACAAAAATATGAAAGTAAACACAAAAGCAGTTTTGGATTATGTAGTAGCAAATGATGGTAAGGATTTTACAGCAAAAGATATAGCAGCTGATTTAGGATTGACACCACGTCAGGTTAATGGTATTATAACAGCAGCTTTTTGCAGATATAAGGATGTAGATAAAAATATTGTACCTCTTATGGAACGTGTAGAGAAGGAAATTAAGCTTTCCGATGGAACACATGAGAAAGTTAAGTTCATCAAGTTAACAGAAGCTGGACGTAATTTTGACCCAGAGGCTGATGAGCAGGCTAAGGCAGCTGCTAAGGATGCTGAGTAATCTAATCTTATTTGAGGTTTATATATGGGATTAAGGTGTTACCTTAATCCCAATTTTTCTATCAGGAGATAAAAGGAATGTTTTTACCGTTAGTGTATTTAGGCTTAGGTTTTCTTGGTATAAGCGGAATTTCATTTGGATTTTATAAAAGTTTTACAGTGCATAAAATAAATATACAAATAGACCAGGAAAATCAAAAAATTTTAGAACAACAATCAGAATTATTAAATAAAAAAAATTCTTTGAATAAAGAAATAAATCAATTAAATTCTGATATTCTAAATAAAAAATTAAAGAAAGAAGAGTTAGATAAACAACTTTTTAATGATACTCAACAATATCAATTATTATTAGAAACTAATAAAAAAATTGGTAGAGAAGCAATGGAAGAATATCAAAAGACATTAGATAATAGATATAATGAAATTGAAATTGAGTTTGACTCAAGTGTAAAACTTATAAAAGAGTCATATGCTAAACTTCAAGAAGATTTAATGCAGGTTGCTGCTGAAGAGGAGAAAAAGCTCGATAAAATCCGCGCTACACGCAAAGCCGCACAAGAGGCTCTAACAAGAGAACAAGAAATTAAAGAAAAATATGAGTTTTATTGTCTTCAATTTGAGAAGAGTGATTTAAATGATATTGACACTTTAATGAATATAAAACCAACTCTGCGCAAACCTAGAATATTATCAATGTTAATTTGGCAAACTTATTTTCAAAAACCATTAAAAGAATTAGCAACTAGAGTATTAGGTACTACTAATACCGTTTGTGGTATTTATAAAATTACTAATCAACTTAATAATAAATGCTATATTGGTCAGTCTGTTGATATAGCAAAAAGATGGGCTGAACACGCTAAATGCGGTCTTGGAATTGATACTCCGCAACAGAATAAATTGTATATTGCAATGCAGCATGATGGCTTATGGAATTTTTCTTGGGAATTATTAGAAGAATGTTCAAGAGAAGAACTAAATAACAAAGAAAAATTCTATATTGAAACATATATGGCAAATGGTTTCGGTTATAATAGTAATGCAGGAGTGAAAAAGTAAATGTTAACTCCAAAATAATATAATTAAGAACAAATTATTAAAAATATGAGAGGAAATAAATAAATGGTTACAATTCAAAATTATACAACATTAAACCCTTTACAGATGATAGGAGAAGAAGCCGGTATTTGTTGGAATGCATCAACAGATAGTAAAAAAGCTAATGAACGCCGTGCAATAGATTGTATAAGGTCTAATCATGGTAGAGTGATTGAGTTTCCAGATGTATATATGGTTATTGAAGGATATTCTGCTAGAGTAATTAGAGAGTTTTATACTCATATTGGCGGAAGTCCTACTAGACTACAGGCGTCAACTCGTTATATAGATTGTAATGGTTTTGACTATATATGTCCTCCAATGAGTGATGAAGTACAAAAACGTTATGAAGAAATAATGCACGATATTAATGTTGCATATGGAGAATTAATTAATCTTGGTATGAAAAAAGAGGATGCCGCAAATATTCTTCCTCTTGGGATGGAAACAAAAATTGTAGTAAAAATTAATGCTCGTACATTAATGGATATGTCGCATCAACGTATGTGTAATCGTGCATATTGGGAATTTAGACAACTATTTAATGAAATTTATCAGGCTTTAAGTTCTTATAGTGAAGAATGGGAATATCTAGTTACAGAACTTTTCATGCCAAAATGTGATGTATTACACTATTGTCCAGAAAAGAATTGTTGCGGCAGATGTAGAACCAAAGCAGAATTTGAAAAACTCTTAATTAATGGTGTAAATTATCAACAAACTTTAGATGATGGTAAATAATTTTTTCTAGTTGAATTTTTCAAAAAAATTTGTTATAATATAAATAGAAAAATTAAAAATAAGGAGAAAAATATATGAGCAAGAAAGAAAAATTTATTGAATATGTACAGAAAAAACTAGATGAAAGTGATGTGATTGACCAGGATATACTTGATTATTTTAAGCAACTTAAAACAGAAAAACCTAAATCTAAATTTACAGAAAATGGGTTAAAAATTCTAATTTGGATGCGTGAAAATGAAATAACTTATAATGGTATTTTTAAGGCAAAAGATATTGGAGAAGGTTTGTTTATTCCACCTAGAAGTGCAGCTGGTAGCCTCCGCAAATTAGTGACAGATGGTTATGTTGGTAAGACTAAAGGAGATACTATTACCACGTATAATTTGACAGAAAAAGGAAGAGTAGTTGAATTGACAAACTAAAAAAATTTTGCTATAATATTAATATAAAGTAAAAAATAAAGGAGAACAAATATTATGAGACAGGCAATGAACAGAGAAACAATTATTGGAAGAGTATATCAGCATGAATTAGTAGTTAAGCAGGTTAAGAATGAGAAGTCAGCAAACTTTGGTAAAGATTTTATTTCAGGAAAACTAGAGGTTGCTGTTGATGAAGAGGGGTTAAATGTAATTCCTGTTCATTATACATATGTAGCACCTACAACTAAGGCTGGTGGCGAGAATCGTACTTTCACAGCTTTGAAGAAAATCATTGATAGTGGTAAAACTTGGATTGCAGATGGCAAAGACGCAGCAACAATGGTACAGTTATCACCATCATTAGACTTAAATGATTTTTATACAAAGGGTGACGGAGATGAAGATGTATTAGTATCTGTTAAGAAAAATGAGGGTGGTTTTGTAGAGCTTGTAAATGCTTTACCAGAGGCTATCGGTGATAGAACTCGTTTTGAAGTAGATATGTTCATTACTCAGGTTACAGAGATTGAAGCTAATGAAGAAAAGCAAATTCCAGAGCATGTAGCATTGCGTGGGGCAATCTTTGATTTCCGTGGAGCAATTAAACCATTAGACTTTGTTGTTAAGAATAAAGAAGGTATGAAGTGGTTTTTAGACCAGAATATTAGTCCACAGGAACCAATGTTTACAAAAGTATGGGGCAATATTGATTGTACAGTTCGTATTGAGCAAGTTACAGAAGAGTCAGCATTTGGTGAGGCTGCTGTAAGAGAAGTTCGTAGAGGGCGTAAGGAATGGATTGTAACTGGTACAGCAAAAGTTCCATATGATTTTGGTGATGAGAGTGTATTGACACCTGAAGAAGTACAGACTAAAATGCAGGAAAGACAGGTTTGGTTAGCAGACCAGAAGAAACAACGTGAAGAGTGGTTAGCTCAGCAGAATCAAGGTAGCACTGATAGTGCTTTTGGAGCAGGTCCAGCACCTAGCGCAGTTGCAACAACAGGCGGATTCACATTTTAAGATAGGCGGGTTATAAACCCGCTATCTATTTATAAAATAACAGAATAAAAATTATACAAGGAGAAAATATAAAATGGCAGAAAATAGTTTATTATCATTAAAACCACATTGTGTAAGTCGTTCAATGCGTGGATATATAGTTTTCTTTTATGGAGATGCTAAGACTGGAAAAACAACAACTGCTTCGAAATTTCCCAAGAGTTTATTATTAGGTTTTGAAAAAGGTTGGAACGCATTACCAGGTGTTATGGCAAAACCTATTAATTCATGGGGTGAATTTAAGAAGACTTTGAGAGAATTAAAAGACCCTGCTGTTAAAGATATATTTGAAACTGTAATTGTAGATACGGCGAGCGTTATTTGCCGTGCGGTATAAGTGATTATGCCCAACATTAGAGTAAAAAACTGGAACCCTGAGATGGGAATCAGAGCGGAAGTTATATAAAATTAACACGCGCAACGCATAGGATTAAATTTAAAGGAGGTTCGGCTCACTATGAGAAGAACAAAAAATTTTTCTGAAGAAATAGAGAAACAGGCTATTTTTAATTATATAGAAAAAAAACAAGGATTAGCAACTGCTGGAAAAGAATTTGGAATTAGTCAATATATGATGGAAAAAATTCTCAAAGATTATAAAATTCCAAAAAGGACTTATACAGAAGCTAAACAGCAGGGTAGAAAATATCCTTGTAATGATGATTTTTTTAAAATTCAGACATCTGATATGGGATATATTCTTGGTTTTATAGCTGCCGATGGATATATTTCTGCTAAGGAAAATTGTGTATCAATAGAAATTTTTCAACGAGATAAAGATATATTATTTCAAATTGCAGAAAAAATGAATGTTACAAGACCAATTACACTTCAAACTCGGAATAATGGTTGTCAAACCGCTACATTAAGAAATTGGTCTGCATCTTGGAAACAAGATTTATCTCATTATGGAATTATAAATAATAAAACTTTTACGCTAAAACCGCCAACTTTATTACTTCCTAAATATAGAATTGATTATATTAGAGGGTATTTTGATGGAGACGGAAGCATTTCTACTACAAAAGCAAAAAATGGTAAAGGAATTATTTATAATAAAAATTCTTTTGAAATTGTAGGGGCATCTAAATTCACAATGGACTGGATTAGAGAAGAATTAATTAATCATTATCATATTATTTTAAATAAGCCTGGACACTATACAACTGAAAATGGAACAGTTATGTATAAAATTATTACAACTGATAAAAAACAAATTCAAAAAATTTATGATTTGTTTTATAATACAGAAAGTAATTTATATCTCAATAGAAAAAAAGAAAAATTTGAAACAATTTTAAATATCCCACGAGACTCTAACTCTTCTATTGAAGAATAAAAGATATGCTGAACTTATGCGAAAAAAGGAAGCATAAGAACTAAAGGATAAAAAGCCTTTAGGGTAACAAAAATGAGATATTGCTTATGATCTTTGCGAGAAATATATTTGCTCAAATGCAACTCGTCCCGATGGCGGAATTGGTGTAGATTCAATAGGGGATATTCCTTATGGTAAATAACTTTGCCACTTATTTTTTGTGAAAAGAATTTGAAACAGTAGAGAAAAAAACTGGAAAGCTGAAATGCTAATCAGAGGTGAAGGTTTAATTTAAAAGTTAAACCAGCCGCAACGCATAGAATTATTAAACATTTAAGGAGGTCGCGCCGGAATGGGGAGACAAATTATTTTAACTAAAGAACAAGAAGAAAAAATTATTTATAATTATACCATCCTACATTATGGGCAAAAAAAATCTGGAGCTTTTATTCCAGTAAGTGATTCTGTTGTAAGACGAGTTTTAAAAAAATATAATATACCTATAAAATCTATTCAAGAAACTAATGTTAATAAATTATGGGTAAAACATGATTATTTTCAAACGCAATCTCCAGATATGGGATATTGGTTAGGTATTTTGGGTAGTGATGGTAGTGTTAATGCAAAAGAAAATCAAATTTATATTGAATTACAAAGACAGGATAGAGAACTTTTAGAAAAACTCAATCTTACAATCGAAAATGAAAGACCTATAAAAGATTATGAAACAGGATGTGGGTATAAAAATAGTAAATTATATTTTTATTCCAAACAAATAAAACAAGATTTAGCCAAATATCATATTGTACCTAATAAAACTTATAGCAAAGATTATGGTTTCCCAAAATTGTTAAATCCTAAATATTATAAAGACTATATTAGAGGTTTATTTGATGGAGACGGTTCAATAAAAATGACAGGAAATTCAGTTACTTGGCAAGTTGATGTAGGCGCTATTGATATAGCTTATGAAATTCAACGTGTTTTTAAAAACCATCAAATAGATGTAGAAATATCTTTTCTACATAAAAAAAATGTAACCATTTATAGAATTTATGGATATGGGAAAGAAAAATGTCAAAAAATTTATAATTGGTTATATAATACTTCTTCTTCTTTAT